GCATCCGAAACGGAGGCTTCGGTTCTACCAGCGTACCGAATGTCGTTGAGTTTGGCGCTAAAAACTAAATAAGATTTGGAGGTGTCTACATGGACACAAACAGAGCCTATTCTCCTGATGAATATTTTCAGTTCATCAAAGATAAGAAACACAGTGTAACTGACGATGACCTAACTGCGATCTACGATAACTGTCTTGAACTTCTCAATAAGTATCGAATCACTGGGCAAACCAAAGGAATGCGAAAGCTTATTTTCCATTTGGAGTGCATCGAAAAAGAGCGGGCGCTGATTGCTGCCGGTGTAGACACCTTTATTTATCGAGACGATATCGAGGAATACATCGACCATGTGGCAAAAGATGTCGTTAAAATTATTGAGCTTGAAAACTACGAACGAGAAATCCCAGACGAGATCGTATCGGTGGTCGAGGCGGTAAAGGACAAATTTGATAAGCTGTACGTCCTCTTTACGGATTATACTGGGCGAGTAGAGCGTCAGGTTGAAAAAGAAAGACGGTCTACAGATCCAATCCTATTTGGCACATTTCAAAATGAGGCAAGCAGAACTGTAGTAGATCGATTCTACTTCCTTGGCGATTGGGAAGATGAATATTGCGACCTTACCCTTGACAAACTGGTTGGAGATTTCAAGCGTCATGATGGCCGCAAGATTACGCATACGATCAAAACACCTGAAGATATTGCGGAACTGAAAGCGCAGCTCAATAGCATTGTCGAGAATTCTTCTGGTCATTTTATGGTCGTAAGCAATGAAAAGCAAAGCTTTTTCAAAAAGGTGAGAAGTATTTTTACGGGTAAGCGCAAATGAAAAGAAATGTAGACCTTACTGAATCTCGTATTTTCAGCACTGCCCAAACTCCATCTTTGCTTGCCAGTATCGTAAAAGATTTGGGAAAGCATTACCTCTGGGACTACGAACATATGAAAATAGTTCAGTCCGACTATGACCTAACGGATTATAAATCTCGCCTTGTTTTGTGTGGGAATGCGAGCGAGCGACAGGCGCAGCGGTTCAATTATTCACTTGATTCTGGTGATATCTGCGAATGCTGCGGGAGACTTCTGACAAACAAGCCATGGTCTCGTCACTATTGTTTGTGTGAATCGTGTGAAAGCAGACTTGAGTATGATTGTCAAAAAACATGGAGGTTTCAGCCAGAAAAATTGTGGCAATCCAGTGATTTGCTTACAAGAGAAATGAACAGAAGGGAATGATTAAAATGCCGGAAAACTGCTACGACGGTGCGTGTGGAGGGACAATTACTGAGCGCTGGTATGGGGATATGCAGGATGTGAGCTGCAACCGTGGGTATGGGATGCAGACCGAGGGTGGCTCGTATCCTGAAGAACTATGCAGAGGATGCCCCATGGCAGAAAGCAACTTCCAAAACTATATGTAAGCCCTTTGTGACTGGAGCAGGATGGTATGTTCAAAGTAATTGTTGCTGGCGGGAGAGACTTTAATAACTATGAGGGTCTCTCCAACAGCTTAGATTATCTCTTCAAAAACATCAACGACGATATCCAGGTAGTGTGCGGTATGGCTCGCGGCGCAGACCGGCTTGGCGAGCGATATGCAAAAGAACATGGGTATCAAGTCATCTATTTTCCAGCCGATTGGGATTTAGATGGCAAATCAGCCGGCTTTAAGCGAAATGTAAAAATGGCGGAATACGCAGACGCTTTGGTTGCGTTTTGGGACGGCAGCTCAAGAGGAACCAAACATATGATAGACACCGCCAAAGAAAAAGGGCTTGATATCCGCATCAAACGATATCGTACAAGGAGACGAGAATGAACCGATACATCAGCGATTTACATTTCGGACATGCCAATGTCATCCGATTTGACGGCAGACCATTTGCCGATACAAAGCAGATGGAGGAAGTGCTGATCGACAATTGGAATGGCGTTGTCACCGAAAAAGACACAACCTTTATTCTTGGCGATTTCTGCTGGGGTACGGAGCCTGAGTGGAAACGGATTGTCCCCCAGTTAAATGGGGATAAGGTTCTAATTCGTGGGAATCACGATTTGAAGAGTATGTCTTCTGGGCTGAAGAAGATGTTCCAGGATATTAAGGAGTATAAGGAAATCACGGACAATGGCAAGCATGTGATTATGTGCCACTACCCTATCCTTCTCTATAAATCCTCTTATAATCCAGACTGTTATATGCTCTGCGGTCATGTCCATACCACACGGGAAAATGACTTTCTCAATAAGTGGAGGGAAGAGCTAAAGAGCAGCAGAACGATGAATAGCCATAATTGTGGGAATATCATCAATGTCGGCTGTATGATGCCGTATATGGGATATACGCCAAGAACGCTACAGGAGCTTATTAAAGCAAATAGTTAATCAATCCAGAGGTGGTTTATGAATACAGAGGTCATGTTTTCTTCCAAGAAAATGGACTGGGCAACGCCGCAGGACTTCTATGACAAGCTGAATTCAGAGTTCCACTTCACCCTCGACCCCTGTGCAGACGAGTCCAACCACAAATGTGACCGCTATTATACAGAGCGGGACAACGGACTTGAACAATGCTGGGGGGGGGCAGACCGTGTTTTGTAATCCTCCATATGGGAGAGCGATCAAGGATTGGGTGAAGAAATGCTCAGAAGAGGCCAAAAGGCCAGATACAACAGTTGTCATGTTAATTCCAGCGCGTACAGACACGGCATATTTTCATGATTACATTTACAAAAAGCCCAATGTTGAGATCCGCTTTCTCCGTGGGAGATTAAAGTTTGGAGACGGAAAGAACTCAGCCCCGTTTCCGAGCATGGTAGTTATTTTTCGATAGATAAGGTGGTGTGAAATGGTAAAAATTGTTGTTGGCGATCTTCTGAACGCAGCAGAAGACATTATTGTTCAGCAGGTAAATTGCAGAAGTGCAATGGGTTCCGGTTTGGCAAAGGCGATCTATACGCGGTGGCCTGAGGTGAAAACAGAGTACCATGAATTCTGCCGCAAATCCACTCCGTTTGACTTGCTTGGTAAGGTGCAGTTCATTCCCGTTGTGCCTAATAAGATAATTGCGAATGTGTTTGGTCAGCTTGATTATGGGCGAACCGCTGGTAAAACCTTTACCAACTATACGGCGCTTACAAATGCTTTCAACCAAATCAGAACCCAGTACCACGATAAATCTTTGGCGTTTCCATATAAATTCGGATGTGGTCTTGCAAAAGGCAACTGGAAAATCGTCTACAATATGATTTGCACATACTTTGACGATATGGATGTAACAGTCTACAAGCTCCCAGAGACAGAAGAGAGTGAGGCTGCGGCATGACATTATTTTTTCAGGGTAGCAATGGTAAGATGCGTGAGGTTGCAAAAATCAGCGATAACCTTTCCGTAAAAGAAGCTCGCAAAGAAGCTATGGGACATATCAAACAGTTCTGCGACGAGCGCAATTTTCACATCTATTATGTACGGAATTGGAATACAAAGGTTGGTGAAACGCCAATGACCTGTTTCGACGTAGGGAGTCATACAGAGTTCTTCTATACAGATCGGCTGGTGATGGATTCATGATTCTGATCCCGAATATCGACGGCTGCACGATCATCACAGACAATGGGTTCTGCTCTATTTTGGGGCATCCATTTGATATTGTGCCAAGCCTATTTGTAAAGAGAGACAAAATTGACGATACAACAACCTTGATTTCAAAAACCGTAAAAGAAGTCTCCGTTTTAGAGGGGAACTTTCATTCAGAATATTATATTGAGCTTTTGAAGAATCTCGGTATTGATGTAAAAGTCATTCCCCAAAAACATCCAAGTAAAATTTTCAAAGAGGTGAGATAATGGATCGGCTGGTGGCGATTGGAGATATTCATGGGTGCTTACATACACTGAAAGACCTGCTCCGCATGGTGTCCTACTCAAGTCAAACTGATACTCTTGTGTTTGTTGGCGACTATATTGATCGCGGCAGATTCAGTTGCGAAGTAGTAAATATGTTGATGAAATTACAGCAGCAGCTTGGCAAGGATAAAGTGGTCTGTCTGCGAGGAAACCATGAGCAGATGGCGATTGATGCTTACCGCCATGGAGAATACCCATTGTGGTACAGAAATGGCGGAAGATTTACAGAGTTCAGTTTTGAGCAGAATGGTGAAGACATCGGCAATGCGATCTCCTGGTTTGAAACCTTGCCTTTGGTGTACGACACACCAGAAATCATCTTCTGTCACGCCGGCTTTACCTATCCCCTATTGAAAGATAATTCCCCAGACGATCTACTTTGGGGAAGAGATTGGATCGCAACCGATACAGAGGAACGAGAAAAGCAAGTTGTATTCGGCCATACTCCAAGTAAGACTGGTAGGGCGTATACCGTTGATACTGGCGACATCTGCATTGATGCAGCTTGTGTGTACGGCGGACGGCTTTGCGCTCTCGTGATCCAGGACGATGGAAACAGCCTCTGTATGTATGTCAGCAAGAACGAAGAAGATGATTTCTAAGGGCTTAGTTAATCAACTTGGAGGTGATTCATATAGGATTCAAAATCTTAGTCTTTTATAAAACAGACGATGCGTTGGAGCAATATATTAAGCGTTTTCGCTTCGTTTCGCCAGAGAGTTTAATGTACTCAAGAAAAAACGAACGGTTGTACCTCGGTGATGGAGTCCAGGTTCTCTGTGTTAGAGGGTTGAGTGAAAACTCACGTGGCAGACGAGCTGATTTTGTAGCCGTCCAAGAAGAATTGACTTGGGGAGACGCATGGATAGAAATTCGGGATGACATTCTCTATCCTATGCTATGCAGTCCAATCCCCATCCAGATTTTTGATGGGATTTCCTATTCAACAGGTTAATTTCAAGCCTACTCGACTGGAAGAAGTGGTAGGAGGGAATGTATGAACGCAACAAAGCAATTTTCTAATATAAAGACAAGCGAAAAAATAGCGGTAAATACGAATGATCTTCAGGCCATGCTTGGGTGTGGCCGAAGATCTGCCGTGCAAATCGGTGAGCTGGCAGAAGCCCGTATCCAGTTTGGCAAGCGGGTATTCTGGAATGTAGAGAAAGTGAGGGCATATGTAAATGCAATCTCAGGTTGAAGATACCATTCTCGCCTGCCCGGTTTGTGGAAGAGCACCAGCCGTGTCTCTCAAAGGTATTGCGGGACACGGTTGTTGGGCTACCATAAAGTGCAAGCCAATTTTCGGCAGGTCGCACCTGAAAGTAGTTGAGGGAAAGGCTCTCCCAGACCGTGCGCTGAAATGTGCAATCGAAACTTGGAACAAAGCTGTTTTGGAGGATGAAGATTATGTTGATGCGTGAACTACCTTGTCTCCCGCTCATTGCAGAGCGGCATATCAACGCCGTAAAGTCTCTTGGGGTTGATTACAAATATACAGACCTTTCGCTACGGGTTTTCCCTCAAGTATGGGGCAGCACAGCTCTTGGGTTTGGCGGGATTGGAGGGCAGGCGATGACAGCGGCCTACACCACCGTTGTCGAGGACACTTATGAGGGGTTCTACAGCGTTTTCTTTGGAGAGCGCCTTGCCTACCTGATTCAAAATCCATCCGATGTTTTCTTCGAGGACATGTATAAATGCAACATGAAGCCTGTTTCTCAGGCTGGTGTTTACAAGAGGGGGTAAGGAATCATGATCGTGGTTGAGACATGCCCAAAGTGCGGAGCGCCGTTAATGGACAGTGTTATTTGCACTTATCCCCCAATCCCCCGCAAAGATTGTCCGTCATGCGGCTGGTTTTGGGAGGGTAAGCCAGAGCGGATCGCCTACCAGCCATTTGTACCGGAAAACGATGTGGCAATAACGGAGGTGCTAAATGGAAGTAAGACCGATTGACGGCAATGAGCTGTTCGGAATCGTAAAGCTGATCGATGCGGACATTATCAGGGGCAGCAAAACGGCCTCCTGGCTGTTAGACCAGGTATTGTGTGATATCTCGTCTATGAAAACACTCTCAAACCGAGATGAGCCAATGAGTCCATATCCAGACGGCGATACTTCCATCATTGCCTGCCCATGCTGCGGAAGCGGTGAGTTTCTTCATAATGAAGATGGGAATGAGATGAACTTCTGCGGACAATGCGGACAAAGGATCGATTGGGAACAGCGAGAGGATGATTGACATGGATTGCTACAGCAATTGCCCATTTCGTGTAAATGAAACAAGCAACCCGCACCGCTGTGAGTGTGTGGCTTGCCAAAATCGCTGCAATGATTATTTTGTGTTCGCATCAAACAAGACGCTTACAGATCAAGAAATATCGGAACTAAAAAGAAATTACTGGAGGACATATGGACATTTACCTAACAATCATGGTGACGATCCTGGTAATTACTCAGGTGGTCAGGATTACTCAAAATACAATTCAGCTCCATAGGCAAAATATCCTTTTCAAAGAGCAGCTATCCCAGCTCAAGGATGTGACCCAAGAAGATTTTGACAAACAGAAAAAGGCGTATAGCCTTGCCATCGAATATTTTGAAAGCAAGCTCAATGAAGAAACTCAGTAACAAGCGGAGCATCATCTTCTTTTGTATAAGGCACAAGCATCCAGATTGGAGCAACAAACGAATTGCGTATTGTACAAGATATGCCTATAGAAATCAATTGGAGGTACATAAATAATGACTGATGCTGAAACAATTGGTCGCTATATGAGTGTAAAGAAATATAAAGAAGTTGCAAGCCTTTTAATCAACGTACTAAAAGACAAAGAATCTATTGATATACAACAAGCTTTTTCTAACGCCATCAATTTTTCCCCACTATGTAAAGGGGCAATAGAGGGTGTGTTTACCTGGGCTTCAAGAATTGCTTTAGAGGAAGGAAAATTGTTGGTTGTATATCCAGAGACAGACTTAGATATATCGGTTCTTAATTGGTATAACCAAGATAATCCGACTATCACAATAACTGGAATTAGGCTTAAGCTTGCAGACCTTTCTAACTATGATTCTCCAGCAGAAATGTAAAACGGAGATAAAATGGGAATTTGCGGAAATTGTAAATACTGGGATGATAGTCAGTGGATTATGAATAAATATGGTGAAGGATGCGGAATATGTAAACAAGATGGTCAGATAAGATTTTGTGAGCATAAATGCCCATTCGCAACCACATTTGAGGTCGATACAGATCAATGAATTCTGTGTTTTAAGTGAAAGATGGTGATATCATAAATCCATGTGTTGATTATTGCTGGCTTAGGTTTGGGAAGCACTATACCAAGAATTGTGATCATAGCTGCGACTATGCCAAGTCGGTTAAAGAAAACAAAGATCTGAAATCCAAAATTGATGAATTATGCCATGCAGTTCCAGAATACAAACAATTGGAGCAGATGTGGCCTGGCTGTGAATTATGCAAAGGAAAGGCTTTGAATGGGCTATCCATTAGTAAGGACTCTACTTTCGGCCTATCTTTAAGCAGATGGGCGTATGGTGAAAAGCCAGAAATACCATACTGCCCAAACTGCTCCAGGCCACTTACCAAAGAAGCGTGGCAGGACTTGAGAAATAAAATTGGAATGTTGGTTAAGGGGGCTTTGAACACGAATGAAACCGATTGATGCTGGTGCCTTAAAGGATAACCTAACAGATATATACGGGAATGAAAACAGGCTCGTTTGTCTAAAAGATGTGCTCGATCTAATAGGTGAGCAACCCGATGTTGTTCGTCCTAAAGAGATGATGTCTTGCGAAGTGAGTGAGTACATCAAACGGGATGTCGCTATTTCTGCGATAAAAAATGTAATTGGCAACCTGGATCACGAGTGCAAGTCCATGATGGATTTTTACAGTGCGCTGTGGGACACCCCTACCTCCGATGTGGTGGAGGTGAGGCATGGGAGGTGGGAACCAGGGAACCCAATTTGTCCTATATGTGGTGAAGATAAATTCAAGGGGTTAGACGCGGATATATGGAGTGATTGGGAGCCGAAACATTGCCCTAACTGCGGTGCAAAGATGGACAAGGAGTGATGGCTTTGGCACAACTTTATAAAATGACATTGTATATATGCGATCTGGAAGAAAACCTTTCCATAAACGAAATCAAGTGTCTTATTAAAGACGATGCTCTGGATGGGATCTCAATAAGCTGTGTTACTCATTTTGCGGATGAAAAGGTGGGCGCTAAAGTAGAATGGGACGATGATATCGACATAAACAACATAGACTCCACTACAGAGCAGTGGGAAAAGTATTTTGAAGAGGGCAACGAGCGAATCCTATGCGACAATATGGACAAGCCTAAAATCTGCGAGGTGTTGGGGGTTGAGCCAGGAGAAAGTTTTTACATCAAGGGGTTCGGAGATGTAGAGTTTTGGATTATGGATGACGGCACATTTTCCACAAGCCCTTTGAATGTTTCTGGTTCTACATCTGCTTTGCTACGGACATTAGATTATCCTGAGCACATTATCCGAAAGCCACGATTTACCGAGCAGGAGGCGGAGAGAGCAAAGGCTATTCGAGTGCTTTTCCCAGAGTGCAAGGTGGTATCACAGGGGGTACTGGGTGTCCGACTCGATGTAGTCAACCCTGTTATTGACGCTGACTGGTTCCCGTCACTCAAAGACGGCGAGGTTGTCACACTGGATGAAATTATCGAGGGCTACAACAATGGTTGAAATTACTTTTGTAGATAAGAACGGAAATGAATACCCGGATATCATCAGTGCATGGGAAGCGTTCAAGTGTCCTTGCCAATGTGCGGACTGTAATCTTAACGGAGTAAACGAGGGGTTGCGAGTGTGTAGCATGAAATGGATTGTTGCCCATTCGTATAAAGCCGCTTATCTTATGGGGTATGAAATTATGACCACATTGACGCAAAACAACACCGATAATGAAAGGTCAGATAACGATATGGTGAAACCAAGGATTTGTAATGTGCTTGGTGTTGAAGTCGGAGAGAAATTCAGCATTACATATACATCCCATTCTACGATGATAACGCGAACCTGCCGCATAGATGAAAATGGCGATATTGTAAGCGACGAAGGTAGGCTCCCAGCAGAAGCTTTAAGCCAGATTATTAACTACCCAGAGCGTATTGTAAAAACGACTCCGCTTTCTGGTAAGGAAATTGAAGCTATTAAAGCAATCAAGAACCTATTCCCAACTGCGGAATATGTAGAACACATCAAGAACAGCGATATTGTAGGCATTGGCAATAGTGAAAATGGTTGGATTGCCGACATCAACAACGCCCTCTTCCCTTCTCTAAAGCCTGGAGATCACATTGATATCGATGGTGCTTGTAGGAGGTTTGGGATATGAGTAAAGCCTTTATCGTTCTCTGGATGATTTTCTTCCATATCGTTGATGACTACTACCTACAAGGGTGGCTGGCCTCTGCAAAGCAAAAGAAATGGTGGAAGGACAATGCTCCGCAGCCTCTATACAAATACGACTACATCTGGGCGCTCCTAATGCACAGTTTCAGTTGGGCATTTATGATTATGCTCCCTATCGCTGTTACTATGTCGTTCAACATCTCCTGGTTTTTCCTGGTATACTTCTTGCTCAATGTTTTCGTCCATGCTTTAGTAGACGATTTGAAAGCAAACCGCAAAAAGATAAATCTATGGCATGACCAGCTCATTCATATGTCGCAAATAGCCGTCACTGCTATTGTTATGCTGTTCTGAAAAGATAAATGAAAGGTTCTTTTATGGGAATTATTGAATACCTGAAGATGGTTAGAGCAACACCCGTATGGGATAGGGTGCCAGCCATTTCAGATACCGAACTGGACGCGATGATAGACATTTTACAGAAAAATAAGTCTATAAATGGGGTGTTGATTTTGAAATGCGAAGAGTGTAACGGAACGGGATATGTTGCTATCGCTCCTGGGGTTCGTGGCATTAGAAAATGCAGTATGTGTAATGGAACAGGCGAAATTACGACTATACCGCCGAGTCAGACAAAAGGTGAACACAGAGCAGCAAAGATTTCTGAAATCATTAGAGACTTGCAGGAGATCCAGGAAAAGTACGGCGATGTTGGTCTCTATGTGAACCCTTGGGCAAAGGCGGCTAATCGCCCTGTCATTGCGGCCAAATCATCTTTTGTAGATGAGGCAGGATCAATTCAGGCAGTTATTATTGCGTAAAAAAACGGGGTGCGCTGCACCCCGTTTATAAAGCTTTAGAACTCGAACAAATGTTTTATATCTCTTCCCCAGTCTCTTTGTTGATGAATTTACCTTCATAGCGGTATCCCAGTGCCTCAGCGATCTCCACCAATTCCTTTTCGCTGAAGTTATCCCGCTTGAACTTCCCGCTCAGATTTTGAGAGGTACAGCCTATGGCAGCAGCAAGGTCTTTTACACTCTTATTCTGCTTGATTAAGGCAATGCGGATCTTCTCTGTCATCATGGGCTTTCCCCTCCCCTATTATCTTAATTGTAAACTAATGCACGAATAAAATCAACGCTAAATTTCAAAAGTAACTTTTCAGTGATTTTATCCCTTGACGAATTTCGCTCTTTGCTTTATCATGTAATTACAGAGTGAATTTATTTTCTTAAATCTTACGAAAGGAGAGAATGTCATGGCCGGCCAAAAACGAACCGACAATAAAGGCCGTATCCTTAAAGACGGTGAAACTCAGCGCAAAGATGGCACCTATCGTTTCACCTACACCGACGCAGATGGCAACCGGCACGATGTATACAGCAGACGGCTTGTGCCAACTGACCGCCTCCCTCCTGGTTGTAAGGATGATCTGAGCCTTAGAGAAAAGGAACGGAAAATCATCCGTGACCTTGAAGATGGTATCAAAGCCACCGTAGAAAACAGGGCAACATTGAACGATCTCTTCAACCTCTATATCTCCAATAAACCAGAGTTGAAACAATCCACTCGTGCCAATTATCTCTATATGTACAAGAAGTATGTCCAGGACGATATTGGCAAGAAGAAAATCTCAAGCATTAAGTATTCAGATGTTAAGGCTTATTATAACCGCCTCATCCGAGAGAGAGGATTTAAGCCTAACTCCATGGAGATCATTCACACCATCATCCACCCCGTTTTTACAATGGCCGTGCGCGATGGTTATATCCGCATCAATCCTGCCACCGGCGCTATGGCAGAAATCAAGAAAAGCAACAATTGGGAAAAGCCAAAGCGTCACGCTCTGACTAAAGCAGAGCAGGCAGCTTTCATCGACTATATTATAAGCAGTAAAATTTATAACCACTGGCTTCCGCTCTTTACTGTTCTTCTGGGAACTGGTTGCCGCATTGGTGAAGTCATTGGCCTGCGCTGGGAGGACTGCGACTTTGAGGACGGGATTATCAGCATCAACCACAACATGGTATATCGGAAATATGAGGGTGAATCCAAAGCCCGTTTCCATATTGAAACGCCAAAGACAGAGGCCGGCACCCGTATCGTCCCCATGCTGGAAGAAGTCAAAGAGGCGCTGCGCACAGAATGGGCAAAGCAAGAAATCATAGGCTTTAATGAGTCTATTATAGACGGCTATACGGGATTTATCTTTCAAAATCGGTATGGCGATCCACTATCCCCTCACAGCGTCAACCGCGCCATTGACCGCATTTGTGCTGCCTATATTGAAGACGAAACTATTCAGGCCGATAAGGATGGCCGCGATCCTATTTTGATCCGTCACTTCTCCGCCCACAATCTCCGTCACACATTCTGCACCAGATATTGCGAAGTCGAGAAGAACATCAAAGCAATCCAGGAAATCATGGGACACGCTGATATCGAAACCACCATGAATATCTACGCCGAGGCTACCAAGGAAGTGAAAAAACAGTCCTTTGCAAATCTCGAAGGTAAAATCAAAATATCTTGACGGGAGGGATTTTTGTGGGTAAACTCGTTGACTTATCTGGTCAAACATTCGGTTTGCTTACCGTTTTGAAAAGAGTAGAAGACCGCAAGCCTGGTCGCCCCATGTGGCTCTGTCAATGTGAGTGTGGGAAGACCGTTATTGTGTCATCTACTAATTTGCTCAAAGAAAATGGTACAAAATCATGTGGGTGTTTGAGGCATAAGCAATCTCCTACCCTCATTGATTTGACAGGCAAAGTATATGGAAAACTTACTGTAATCCAGAAAGATACTACCACTGAAAACGGGAAAGCAAGGTGGATTTGTAAGTGTGAGTGCGGGAGCACAGTATCCGTCCTATCAGACAGTCTCAGAAAAGGTAAAACCAAATCCTGCGGCTGCTCCCAATTCCAGCTCAAGCACGACCTTACAGGGCAGACATTTGGCTATCTCAAAGTAATCGAGCCAGTGCAGAATGAACGGATCGCCGGCAATGAAACCAGATGGAAATGTCTCTGCCAAAACTGTGGTCGTACAGTGGAAGTCGGTAGCTATTGGCTGCGACACAGCGATCCATACGGACACTGCAAATGCACCAGATTTAACAAGCCTCAATAAAAGCCCGTAGACGGCTCTCAGAGCGTTCAATCTCTTTACAGGTGAAACTACACTCCCAAACCCTAATCGTCGCTCCTGGGCTATCCTGGGCGACAACACGAAAAAAAATAGGGTACAGATCTCCGAATTGGATTTCTGTACCCTTTAATCTTTCTCTGACAAAAAAAATAGGGAGCCAGCACAAGGCCAGCTCCCTAAATTCAGTCGGATTTTGCTTTTCGGTTCTACCACATTTTCATGTGGTATTTTCGGCAAATGTGGTAACGCTGTGGTAAGATAAAATCCGGCCTTCTCGAAACCACAATATATAGTGTCAAATTCGCTTGAAATCACTCTATATCGTGTGTTTTTAGAGAATTAGTCCCCCAGTGGCTTCATCGTGGGGAACTTCACACCGTATACTTCATCATTGTTCATCATGTGTGATTTCCGCCTTTCAGACACGAAATCAAGAACTTTTCTCAGTATTTTGAGTTCGTCTTGTTGCGTCTTGTGTTAAGCAAATGTGGTAGAATTTGTGGTAATCTGGATGCCACAGCGCAAAAGCCTATACCATATAATAATAGCCACATCTTTTGCCATTATATATCACACGGCCTGCTCTGTCAAATCCACAGCGTAAAAATGTGGGGAGAGTTTTAAGCCCCTCCCCTATTCATTATACACCGTATCCACGAATATCTTCAATAAATGAATGGTTCCTTAAATGATTTTCATATGCCTCTCTGATAATTCTAATAGCAATGTCAACCTCTCCATTCGTCATACCATTTGCACTGATAATCGCCTCATACTCTTCGTACAGCTTAAAGATACGATTGAACTGTTCTTTCGTCACTGGCTTTGTTTCATCAATAACCATAGACGCAAAACTAATAATCGCATTACGTTTATTGTCAACGAGGATGGAAAGCGTGTCGCTATTGTTTTTGTCCAGCTTTCTATCAAGTTCGGCCATGCTTGCATCATATTGGTCAAGCTTAGAATTTACCCTCTTGATCCACTCGTCGCGCATCTGAATATTATCCGTACTGTAATGCTGATTGAGTTCGTCCATGGTGGCCTGCACCCGATCAAGAGTCTTTTCCATTTTCTGCATCATCTCTCGCTCTTTTTTACGACGAGTAAAGATTTTGCGTACTTTGACAAACTCAGGTACAACCTTCCCTTTGAACTCTAAAATCTCCCCTACCAACTGCATAATAAGAAAAGCGCCAATCAAAACGATTGCCACCTTTACTGGAATGTTCAAATATTCAATGTAATCAAGCATTCTTGAACACCCAACCTTTATTCAGCAGGTGTTTCAGTTGGGGCTTCTGAGTTATTTACAACCTTACTCATGTCACATAGACTATCAATTAACTGACTGATTGCTTCGATGTCAATATCGTAGTTAATACTATCCGCAGATCCTTTAATCATGGCAAGTACCCATTCTTTTCGATCTGCGCCCTTTTCAAACATACCCTCAGCTGTTTGCATCAAATCCATGACCATATCGAGCATCTTATTCCAGTTCTTCTCCTTCACTGCCTTTTGCACATATTCCACAAGCTTTACAACCAGCGGAACAGCTGCGGCAAGTCCAGTAAGAATGGAGATTACAATCTCTACCCAATTCAACTCCATAACCTTTTCCTCCTTATAAAATAAAGAGCAACAGCATCCGGCAGAATACTGTTGCTTATATCAAATGGAAGGACTATCTACGCTTCCCAAATCAGATGTATTTGCGACAAAGCGATTTGCTTTTGCCGCCGCATATTTAATTCCTTCACCATCTGCGCTCGTATTTTCAGCACGACTCTTATCTACGATCCGAGCTAAAACAATGCTACACGCAGTTCCTATCGGCGTGAAAACTACAGTCCAACATGTAAGCGCTCCTGTGTATCCTGTTGCGATGCTTTTCACCGCAAGATAAAAGCCGCCGGCCAAACCAGCGGCAAGAAATACCATGATGTAGAGAGCAAGGCGATTTGTGAACCCAAGGTTTTTTAGATGGGCAAACAACCCCTTTTTCTCTTTTCGTCTAACTCTTCTCCCCCTGGTGCTCGAAACCGCCATACCAACACCACCTTTTCAGATTACGCCAATCCGTTCTTCTGAGCAAAGTTATAGAACAACTGCGCGGCCTGCTCACGGGTCAGCATATCAGCCCACATATAATTTGGTGTTCCATCTGGCAGATTGCCACTACCAGCAAATAGCCCAGTAGATGTTGCCCAATCACGAGCAGCTTTGCTCCAATCTCCGCAATCGTTGTCTCTCAGTTCTGCACGATACTCATTCATCAATTTCTTAAATGTATCCAAAGTCATATCTTCATCATCCTCCGTTACTGGTGTCGTGGATGCGATCTTCTCTGTCCATTCAAGAGAAACCCATCCGGTTCCTGTAAAGCCCCACCCAGATTGCTCCTTAGAAATATTCAAGATGGTTCCTTTTTCATAGGCCATAATGACAGTTCCGTTAATAGGAGCGGTTCTGCAATTTAGTCCGGCATCGGCTGTAACTTTTACCTGATAGCTTACAGCTGTACCAGTGTCTACGCTTCCGCCTGCCAAGCGTCTGTTTACCTCTGCTACAATTTGCGGATGCAAATTATAGAGGTAATTACCTGGGCAAGCTTTATTTGCAAACCATCTATGTACGGTCAAAACCATCTCATTTGATTTAGGCGTATAAGCCAAAGTCTTTGCTTTATCACCAAACCAGACAACTTTGTTTTTACCGTTACGCTTGCAAATATCTGTCACCAAATTCAGTAGGCCAGCATATGCGGCATCGGTCACTGCGTATGGGTCTGTAGTGTCACTTGCTACTTCGATAGTGACGGCTCTGTTATCGTTGGCCGCTGAAGAAGTACACCATGATCGATCTTTCTCTTCCACATACATGCCAACTCTTCCGTCGTACCCAATTCCATAGTTTGAAGAAGCCTCCTTTGAAGATGGAGCGAAAATACTTCCAAGGGACTGAATACTAACCTGACCAACTACGCAATGAATTGAGATTCTGTCAATCGCATTCTTTCTTGGAGATGATCTGTTTGGTGAAATTCTTGTGTATTCTACGAGTGGACTGTTGCTCATTCCAACACTCCCTCCTTCCTGGGCTGCGCCCGCAAATTGGTTGTAATAGTTCTGGCCGTAAGAAGCTCGTTTGTTCTGTACAGATACACTTTGATCAGCTGGCCTCTCAAATTGCAGCAGTACAGAATTAGAAGCCTGCAACACAGAGGTCGCAGACTTCAATGTAGACAAAACACTCTTATATCCAGAACTTAGCTCTTGAAATAAAAATTCCAGCTGCATTGTGAGATCCCCAATAGATCTTCCAGTGGATTTTGCATAGTCGTAAAGACCTTGCTTTCTGCTCCAGAAAGTCCATTGCGCAAGACCATATCCCGCGCTATCGTGAACAAAATTTCCATAGCGTCCAGCGTCAACATCAGCCGTATACTCATCGTCCGTCATGCCGAACTTATTGTTATATGTGTTCTGAAGATTTGTTGGAGAAAGACCAGACTCAGCATATAAATTGCCCATAAGCCCAGCAGCCCCATAATCATTCAGACCTTGCGATTTCAAGAACTCCCAAATTGTTTTATCGTTTGCCATTTTTGCACCTCCCGATAAAAACAAAGGTTATTCAAATTCATCCTCATCGTCGCCCTTACCATCACCCTCGCAAAATTTTGCAATGGTATCCTCATCTACAACGTCTCCCTCTTCGTCGTAGATAAATCCGGTCTCTTCATCGTAATCAAGATGACCAACATAGGGTAGATCATCATCAATTTCTTTGTTGTAATAACGCATGTTCAGCGCAGGTTTTGTTTTGTTATCCATAAAGAAATCCTCCTGTTACACAAATTTGTAATGCGGCTTTTCTTCATTGAAAATCCAATATCTTAAATAATCATCGAGAATAATCGCTAAGCATGAAATGATTATCCATAGGAGTGAAAAAGGTAAACAGATTTGTCCAAGGATATTAAAAGGGAGTGTAGAATAATCCCACACTCCCAAACCAAGCCAGATATTCACAATGACACCAGTGATAAATTCACAGACAGTTATAATGACAGATCCGATTAAAGATTGCCATAATAAACCAAGACCCCATGGAAACACTTCATTGATTAGCCCGATGACCACGAAGCAAATCCCGCCAAGAATAAACATAGAAATATGGCTATGCCCTCTCCATATCAATTCAATAATTACATAGGTAATCCCTCCGATAATAGCGAGAATCGCTTCTTTAATGGCAAACCGAGCACTCATAAGCTATCACGCTTGATTGGTTGCTGCGGCCTGCTGCATTCTATCTACAATCGCTTGCATCTGTTGCTGTGCCACAGTCAGTTTCTCATTCATCTCTGTCAGATAAGGCTCTGGCAAGGTCATACCATATTGAATAGCTGACACTTCCTCCGCACTGGTTAATGTCTGTACATACTGCTTCAGCTCATTATGGTAGGTAGTCTGAGTTGTGATAAGCGTCTGTGCCGCAATATAGATAGCTGCAATTTCGGATGCGGTATAAATACGACAAACGCCTCCATCGGCCTGATACGGGTACTCTGTGCCGCCCAACTCAACGACACGGAATAGGTTGTTGATATTACTCTGATCCTCAATACTCAAGTTAAAGTGAACTGTCTCTTCACCGAACTTGATGTCTACACCATTCACAATAACCGCATTACAGGCGTTAGAAATTTCAGACAGCTTCGCAGACATCACAACAGACAGTGCGTTGTCCTCGCCCACAATTTCAATGACATCTGTAATTGTAATCCAATCCTTTGCCACTGCATTTAAGAGGCCGGTAGTATCAAGCAGACCTTCCTCATACATGTTTCTTAGCTTTTCTTTCATTAGTTTTGCACCCCCAATGCAGAAAGAATGAGATCGTCTACAAGATTGCCTTGCTTTGCTAAAACAGCGCCACCATCAATCTCAGAAACAACAACTGTATCAGCCCCCTCAATCTCATCGTGGCCGATTAGGTTATATGGGATACAGTTATAGGCCACACCAATAGCTTCGTCCTGGGCAGCAGGCACAAAACACCCGTTCTTTCCATACCGGATAAATTCGATAGCATCAGTTACACCAATCTCCGTACCGTCTGATACTTTAATAATTCGATACATTAACGACCCTCCTTTGCGCCAATCAGATTTGCAATATACTTCAAGTCTTCGATATCAGCGTTGTAGAAATCGTGGTTCCAAAGCCAATAGTCCTCGTGCCCCGCTTTCTTATACTTTTGACAAAGTGTATCCTCCCACACCTTGTCCCAACGGTTCTGATAGTTAGAATCCCTACGCTCAAGCGTATTCTTGATTGCTCTCACAAGATTTCCGCGCTGAACTCCATTCCCATCGTCATTCTGAGAAAAGTAGGTGTGTGCATTGTTGCTGGTAACAGAGCAAATTGGTCTTCCCTGATAATAGAGAAATCTTCCATCCACGGATACCTCTGTACCATATGGAAGATTGACATACCCACCGATGCCCTGAATCTTAGCGCGTCTGTTTGTGATATAAGTTTTGTATTCCACTAAAAACCCTCCAAAAATAAAGAAAACACCCAGAGAACAAAACTCTGAGTGTTTCCAAAATTAAATATGAAATTAGGTTAATTATAGCCTACCTCAGTTGGCAGGTATAATGTAGAAGCCTTATCCCGCCATCTTCAGCGGAGCAGCCTCACGGTATTTGTTGAAAATAGCGTAGTGCATTCTTCTCAATTTCAGGAGCCTCCCATGGTCGTTAAAGGTACGATAATATGATGTCTGGGACTCCATGTACTGATCGATTTCCTGAAGTGTTTTCTTTCCTTCAAGGAATTGACGATGGAACAACTTCAATTTTCTACGCGCCCGTTTTACACCGTCTCTGCACCCGTTGACTTTGATTTTGCCAGTCTCAGTCAAAGTAAATCTCGCCTTACAAAATCTGAATGGCTTTGTAAGAGGAATGATTTTGCACTTTCTCTTGTTGACCAGAATGCCGGCCATCTCAAAGCGCTTAATGATGATTCTGGCAATTCTTTTGAGTTCTTCAACATCTGGTAGGATGATATAATAGTCATCCATATAGTGACCGGCACAGTGAATCCCCAGCTGACATTTGATGAAATTATCAATATCGCTGGGCAGAGACACCATCTCCTGCTGGCTTGGTTCAACACCAAGCGGCATTCCCCTACCAGGCACAGTGCATGGCGATTCCGTAACGATCAGATCCGCAAGCGCTCTCAACCTATCATCCATAATAAACTTCTTGTGTCTTTGATAGATCAAGTTTCGGTTGGCGTTTGGGAAGAACCCTTTGAGGTCAAGCAGGAATACCGCTCCTTCCCTACCATACCTGCGGTAATGCCAAGAGAGCTGTTTCTTCAGCCGTTTGAAATGCCAGTGCAAACCCTTCCCCTTCTGACTCGCTCCATTGTCATAAATCATACTGGGCGTGTACAGCGGGGACAAAACCTTATTAGTTTCGATCTTATGGATTTGCCGATCTTCAATGTGCGGTGCATCGATTGGTCTGACCTTGCCACGCTCATGCAGAGTAAAATGAGCACATTTTCTTGGTTTCCACTTACCTTCCAGAATAAGCCGTCTTCTCTTGGCTGTTCCAGAAAGCAAGTGTAGCTCGAAATTTTGAGTTGATTGCTTCCACCTTACACCATTGCAGCATTTCTTACCCCAATAGAACATATCGCGGTAATTAAATACTTCTTCAAGTGTCCCAACAGCTTGGCTTCGCATCCATCGTTTCATTTGTCGCTTTCGTTTTCTGCGACGGTAACGCGCCTCGTGGCGCTCTTCGCTTGTCATAATAAGTTTTCGCCTTTCGCATAGTTGTTTTGTAGGTGCGCATCTAAACTACTTTGATCCCACACATGAAACGAAGGTAGCGCAATTCTTCGCCATGCAAGCAGCGTCCGTGTGTGATCGTCGTAAGGCAGTTTTAAGGACTTTCACCCAGGGAAGTACATCTCCTTTTGCGAAGGTCTTCGTTCACCTTACGGTTACTACATGTGACCTCGCATCGCAAAATCCGGGCAGCAACGCATACGACCAGTTAGCATTGTTATTGTTGGCCGAGCCATCCGTGTTGACATTGCAGAAATTGTTGTTATTGTTGTAATTGGCGGAGCGGAGCCACCAGTAAGCCTACAGTCGAGCGTCAACAAGAGACAGTCTCCTTTACAGACATACACCCAATAATTTAGTTATTGCTTTGCTTTTGATTGTCCAACAGACTTGATATTGCCCTTGATCAGCTCGTCCTCATGGTCAATCATCTCACCAAGATTTGCCGCCATGCGGTCAAGCTTTTCAATGGCCTGTTTCGAGCCTACCTGCCTACCACTGCTTGTTGTAAAACACCCTTCTGGATTTTGCATCATCACGGTATAGCAGTGGGTAAGCCTCACATCCAGCGCTTTCAGAGATGCTCTTGCCTCTAACAAATGTGCCTTTCTTAAATTGATACGCTGCTCATCAGACGGAAAGATGCTGTTGGCCTTTTCACAGTGGTCAACTACCTCGCCGGCCAATTTAGCAACTGGTTCAGCCAGAAGCCGGGCATACCTGGCAGACATTCTCGTTAGAAAGTTGAGTGTTTCAACATAAATCTGATTTGCCGTATTGACAAATTCAGCTTTACTAACCGTTCTCTTTGCTTTTAGTACAGACAATATTTCACCTCTTTTAATTGCTGGATTTACGCTTATTCAGATTTTCTTCCTCGATATGATCCGCCCCTTCTTTCTCGACTTCCTCCAAATGCTTGAGAAGGACATACTCGATGTAATTTGTCATGGAGCGGTGTTCACGAGCCGCAAGCGCCCCTATTTTATCGAAAACTTCATCTGAAAGACGCAGCGTAAATACTCGTTTGTTTGTTGGCATATTGGAACCTCCATCTCTATGACTTGCTATTATTTTAGGATTATTATTAGCTTTTGTATGCAGTCATAAACCTGTCAAGTGATAGCACTTTAGAGAATAGAGGAAAATTATAAAAAATCGCGGCGGCGCGAAGCGCCGCCGTATATATCCTGTCTCTTCCGTTGGCTCTCCTATCGGAGAACCCGCCCACTGTCGTGGGCGGGATAGATCCTGGATACACTGCGGTGGATTAGGCGGCAAAGCCGGGCAGCAACGCACACGACCAGTCAGCATAGTGATGGAGGGCCGAGACATCCGTGTAGACATGGCAGAAACGGTTGTTATTGCTGCAAGCGGCGGAGCGGAGCCACCAGTAAGCCGTGCTGCCGGTAGCGTTGTGTCTATACGCAACCTTGCTGTTACCAGACTTGTAATACTGGTATTGCGCCTGATAGTTCTGTTCGTAAGAGTTGGCATAGGTACGAGCGCCTTGCACCTCGAACTCTGCAAGTAGCCATAGATAATCCGTAGTCGCTGTCACATAAGAACTCTGGTTTCCGCCACCGTTAGCAGTATTGTCCGTATACTTGGTTACGGACTTCATAACCGCTCTCAAATCGGCTGGCAGAGCCGCCATGAGGCTATTTGCCAACGGATTTGTCGGAGTATTGGTATTGCCCAAAATGGTTCTACGCATATAGCTGTTGTTCCAACCACCAGAGTTTGTGCTACTGGTGTTCATACAGAAGTTTCCGTTTGAATAGCTGTTGTTATATCTGCTATCAACCAGGCCAACCATCTTTCCGCCAATCTTGCCGAGCTGGAAGTGAATACGATTGTTACCCTCTCTTGACGCATTGTGATGGAAACCAATAATGAAAGCATCGATGGACAAATTGCTAAATGTTGTGGCACCAACCTTACCGTTGATCACGATGGTTTTTGTATCACCAACATCCCAGTAATTATCTCCCTGCCCACTATCAGAAACAGCCTTGATAACCGCCCAGGAGTTCTCGTTCAGAATATCACTGACGAACTCTGCGTTGACCGTAACAGTCTTATTTGCAGGGGCAGTATAGTTTGTACCAGCGGCCACCTTAACCGTAATAGTGGTGTCACCACTTGTCTGATTGACATTGTTCACGGTGATAACATTCCCGCTTACGCTGACCGTAACGATACCAGTGTTATTTGACACTGCGGTAATCGCGCCATTACCAGGCCGTGTAACGGTAATCTGAGCAGTTGGGTGTTCCATGTCCAATGTGACCGTTTGCGGACTCACACTCAAGCTGCCTGCGGCCTTATTGATCGTCCAGTTGACAGTCTTTGCAGCCGTAGTCTCGTCACTCCACATATAGTCATCCTTTGGAGTAAAGGAGGCGCTATAAGTGCCGGCATTGGTTTGCCCAGTGACGCTCAAAGTCATCTTGTTTGTGTCATAGTTGCTAAATGTAGGAGTCTGGGCACTCCCGTTATAAGTAAGAGATCCACTTTGAGAGGGAACCGTAGCGATCACCATGCGGTTAGCTTCTCCAGTGATTCTATTACTTGCGTTTACATTTACCGCACCATCCGTAGATACCGGGAAGAAAGACACATAATAGGTCGTGCCGTTTGTAAGCCCTGTCACGGTCAACGGTGCGCTTGCATGGGCGTTTCGTGTAGTGCTGGTATAGGTATAGGCCGCATCTTCATCGTCTGGAGAAGTAGCGTATTCGCCCTCCTTAACCACCACGACGGTCTTCTCCCAGGTTGCCAGGGTAAGTCCATCGTCTACAATGGTAGCTGCTGGATCAGTCCACTTAATTGCAAGCTTACCATTACCAGCCGGCGTTGCACTCATGCTGGATACATTGCCCATAGTAGGAGCATTTGGAGTTGCAGTGAACTCGCAATCCTCATGCTCGGTATAAGTGTTTGTCGTTGTATATGGGAAGAACTTGTAGTAATAGACTGTGCCATCGGTCAAACCGCTGTCGCAAAAATATTGGTTCTGATACTGATTGCGCACCTTACTGTCTACGACCACAGTGCCGTCGCGTCTACTGACAGGCATAGAGCCGGCCTTGCGAACAAGCAGTGTGCCCGCCCACTCTGCCAAAGTGGATTCGGCAACAACCAGGTCTTCAGGATCAGTCCACTTTACATACACCTTCCCATGTGAAACCTTAGTGACGATATTAGAGACAGCGGCCAACTGAAGCCCGCCTCCGCCATTTCCGCCACCAGATGGAAAGTTAGAAATAATAGGCATTTAGATGTCCCTCCTTTTATCCTAATAGAATCACTACAACCGGGATGTCCACGTCTGGCATTTCACCATCAGCAGCAATAGTAAGCTGTCCTTCGCTCTGTCCAATGACAGAAAGCATTGCCATACGAGCTGCGTCCCGTTGCTCAATCGTTGCATTTTGCGCCACCGAAATATTTCCGTTTTGATCTGCGCCAAGCCCCTCTACGGCCAAAGTCTGCGTGAACGGAGAGTCAATCCCGCTCCATGCAGATGCAAGTAGAGTCCCAGTCACCTTTCCGCTTTTCTGAGCCATCGTCCCAAGAGCAGTGTCGATCTTGACCATATTGGAATTGTCGGTTCCATTGATTTTTTCGCGCCAATCCTGGAATCGTGCAGAAGCATCGTCTTCCAAATAAAGCCCATAATTAGGGGTCTCACTCATTGGTCAACACCCCTTTCTCAATGAAGCAAAATCACTACGATTGGAATATCACAAGTCGGTACATCACCAAATGCCGCAATCGTCAATGTGCCATCGCCCTGTCCGCATACATAGAGTTCAGCGCTCTTTACAGCCTCCAGCTCTGCGTCGGAAATCAGTTGGCTAATGCCAACCACACCGTCTGTATCTGCGGTCATGCCCTCAATCGCCACAGTCTGTTGGCCGGCGTTCCATGCAGACGCAAGCAGAGTGGCGGAAACATCTGAGCTACCGCCTCCTGTATTTGGGTTAATGCGATGTCTCTTCTGCTCCCCGTTATCCTCAGAGTCGATATAAAACCCTCCATCGTCTGGGGTGAAATACGCCCATCCATCATGGAAAGGCGTTACATCCGTTGAGATACGGGAGCTGTCACCTTTAAGAATTTTGAAAAGGCTCAATCTTTGACACCTCCTAATTCTTCAATAAAAGCCAGGACAAGCAATCCTGGCATTTGTTATATTTCCTATTTAACCGTGTATTTTCTGTTGAATGCTCGTACATCAAAGTAATAATGCGGCGCAAGTCAGATTGTGATGATATGCTTACACAATAGCTGCCTCCTTTTGATCCAGTTCTACTTATACTTAGATGTTCAACTCCAAGCGCACATCGGATGGATTTCAAGAACACCTCAGAGCCACATACAAACGAGATACGATAACGGTTGCAATTTCCATCAAAACTGATGCACCCATCTCCATCAAAATATCCACGTATAAAATCAAAAATAAATTCCTCTGGCATTTCTGGAATATCTGTTATGGCTTTTGTTTTGCGAGGTGTGCAACCATGATTTATTAAATCTGTACGCATTTCGCTATCATAAATCGTTGCATAATACACGTCAGAAGCGTTCTTAAATCCTGTTGGGCGAACTACCGTTATCTTGTTACGAGTTGCACCAAGCGCAAGAAGAAATTTTTCAATGTGCTCACGGTCAATCATTCCAAGACTGATTCTGTCCTTAGAATCCACACTACCATCAGCGTATAAAACTCCTAACCAATATGCTTTATCCTGCGAATCAATATCGTGGAAATAGTTGGAGATTCGTGGATATCTTTCTCTTCGAGTTCGTACTTTAACATTTGCATCTCGTAACACACGTTTAATTGGATCTGGGTCGCAATTAAACTCTTTCGCAAGCGCAGATATCGGTTGATAATCTTTCTCATATTTGGCAGCAATATAGTTGATCTGTTCTTGTGTCCAATTTATCCTGATTCCAGTTCGATTTAGAAAATACTCCATAACATTCTTCTTTCTGTATCAGAGAAATGAAAAGAGGGCGGGTGTTATCCCGCCCCCAAATATGGGAAATCTGAAATTGTCTATCTGCGATTAGAAGCTACCCCAGGTCAAAGCAGTATCGGTGTACTCCTTGGCATCTGCAAGAGCTTCTGCGGCAGAACCAGCAGCATCGTAGTCGGAAGCCAAGCTATCGGCATAGTCCTTAGCGTTCTGCTCTGCGGCATCCCACTTGGCCTTGTCGCCGGCAGCGATCTTATCAAGCTCGGTAGCATTTGCGTGAACGTGCTTCTTAGCCACAGCATCAGCCAGGTTAGCCTCAGTCTGGGTGTAGGTATCCAGCAGAGCCTTGTTTGCATGGGTGTGACTTGCGCCCTCCAGGGTAGTCACACGGCCAGCCAAAGCAGTCAGCTGAGCGGCAGTAGCGTAGTCACCAATGTTCAGGGCGGCAATCGCATCGGTCACATAGGCAACCACAGTGGCTTTCTCGCCAGACTCGGTATCACCGATACCATCCAAGATACCCTGTAGGGCAGTAATGGCAGAGTTCATTGCGGCAGCATCGTCACTGTGGCTGGAAATCCAGTCAGAGATCTCCTTCAAGGTATCGAAAGACTCAGGCGCATCAGCGATCACCTTAGCAATCTCATCAGCAACGGTCTTCTTCACAGAACCCTCAACAGTGGCCTCGCCGTTCAATACACCGATTGCATTAGTGTTGGCCTGAACTTTAGCCTTGATCTCGGTATCGTCGTAAGTAGCTGCCTCCTGAGCTTCCTCAATCATCTGAACGACGGTCTTGCTCTCAGGAACAGTACCAACTTTGGCCTCCAGCGCGTCAACCTCAGTCTGTACAGCAGCCGCCTTTTCATCGGCGTACTTCTTAGCACCCTTTAGGGTATCCATGTCAGAAGTATCATCAGCAGTACCAACATTGGCCTTTCCGTTAATCTTGGTCGCAAGAGTGGCCTCCAGATCAGACTCAGCAACCTTGTCCTTTGAGGCAAGAGCGCCCAGACCCTCGATAGACCCGGCAACAACATCGGCAATCTTATCGTCCACATACTCCTTCACGTTGGCATAAGGGGTGTCGCCCTCCTTATTGCCCAGCTCACCAATAGCCAGATCAATGGCGTTGCTTACATCCTCAGCGGTAGTGTGAGTAGCGCCCTTGGTCAAGGTGATCTTACGAGTTGCAGGATCGTAAGAAGCGGCGGTTACAGTGTTGCCGTCACCAACAACCTCGATAGAGGTGGCACCAGTATCAAGGTTGATCTGCACATAGCTTGTACCGTTCCACTTTGCCAGCACATTCAGGTCTGTGATGTAGTACAGAGCGGTTGTGCTGGGATTGGTGTTGGCCTGAAGAGCTTGCAGGGTTGCGAACTCCTGAAAGTCGCCAATGCGGATACGGGTAGAACCGTCAACATCCAAATAAATAGCCCGCTCGTCGGTAGTTACATAGAAAGTACCCTCGGTATAAGTGGAGGGCAAAGCAGCCAATAGACCTTTCTTAAAAGCAACAGTAGCCATTATTCAATCACTCCTTTAATTATCTAATAATTACATTGTTCCCCATACGAGGCTTTCGGAAATACTCTCAATCTTATCTGGATCAATAGAGTCAAGCTTTTGTTTGTCTGCAAGAGACATCAAGCCGGCAGCAGACTTTCCATCTGCTCCATATCCAGCTCCAATCAAAGTAAGAACTCCATGCTGGACATTGGGGGAATATGTCCCGTCTTCCTGTTTCGTAAAAATACGGATCTCTGCGGTATTAGTGGTTTCAGTGCGTTGTACATTTACAATTTCACTGAGGATTTCATCTGGCATAGAGTCGATAACTTCCTGCACCCCAGATACATCAGGGATATCCCCGATAGTTGCAATCTCATGCTCAGGATCATCAGCCACATAATCAGCGGATGCCTTGTCCTCCGCATTATGATAGAAAATACCCTTCTGATACACATTGATACGAGAGCCAATCCAGTTGCCATCTACATTCTTATCAGCATAAATCTGGGCAACCATACCGTTCTCGCCGCCATCGTTTACTCCAACAAATGACTCTGTGCCATCAGTATGATGGAATTTTGCACCGCCGCCAGTAGGCTCGTTCTGGATAATTGCTTCTCCATTCTGGCTTTCAATTACCTGAACCACAAAATCGCTGGTGTCAATCAAGCCTTTAGCTGGAATATAAATGTGAGAAGACGCGCTATCATTCAGCTGCAAGTCAATATAGGTATCCCCAACCTCAGCCCCTTCATATGGCTGATCTGCTTCAGTTACTGTTTTGACTGAACCACTTTGCACAACCAAATCTTTTGGGATGTTGATTGAGTCGCCAACATATGTGGTTTCATCTCCCAAAGTTCTCTTTAGACGATAAGTTGCAGCGTATCCTTCTGTTGCTTCTCCTTGCTTCTCAATCGCAAACTCTGGGGCTTGAGTGCCTGCGGCAAACAAACCGTCAGTTTTCAGTACAATGGTATTGCCAGCTTCTTTAGATAGCTGTACGCCGATTGTCTTTCCGTCTTCACCATCAGCAATAATGACTGACGCATCTACTGGAGTAAGCCCAGTCAATGTACCAGGAGAAAGACTGTCAAGCTTAATTTTGTCATCAGCAGACATCAGGCCGGCAGCGGTTTCAGATGCCGTCTTACCAGTAGCAAACAGAAGATTGCCCTTGTAGAGTTCCTGCACATCTTCCAGCCAGTACAAAGTATTTGTGTCTTTCTGCTCCAGCGCATCAAAGAGCGCCTTTGTACCGACCTTAAAAATTACATTAGCCAATTCGATTTCCCTCCTTTACAATAGAATCAAAATATATAAACACTCTCTAAGAGTTTATATAGCGTTACATTTTCTCCCACACATAGTCAGAAACAATCTCACTGTCATCAATATCAGACCACTCATCATGCGGGTTAAGATCAACTGGGTCTGGCACATCACCAGGCTCATCTTCAATTGTAAAGCTTAGGATTTTTTGCTCCGAAATATGTGGGACGTATACAGCACCATCTTCTCCAGCGACACTTCCGATGTTCTTTTCTGTTCCATCACTCATCTTCAAAATCATGTCGCCATTTTCTGCAAGCTCAGCATCTACAACTGGATTTCCAGAAATAATGCCTCCGCCGCCTCCAAAAGAAGAGTTGCCGAAGAACGGCAAATCGGCCATTGAAAAGCACCTCCTTAATACATGTAGTAGATGTTCACTGACTTCTCTTCTTTGAACACGAGACTTGTAATATCCACTTGACCAAAACCAAGCTCGAATACTCCAGACACAATAGGGATCTCGCATCCATTGATAATTACTTCCGTTCCCGCCTCACATTGAATTCCAATCTTTTTGATTACCATATGATCGGTAAACGCAAGTGTACTATTTTCATGTGCCGCCATCTCATTTTGCTTAAAAATATCAAGCATATTTACATTGGCAGTAGTAGTGCCATTAAAACTACCAAGAGTACCTTTTGACATATCGAAAACTCCTTTCTTCTTTCGTCACGCCAAAATCACATAGTCTAATTCTTCTAATGTAATATCGTCATGCTCAGACAGTGTTAAGTTATCCATTTCAGAAAGCAACCTATGTCTTTTCATTCCGATGTTTAGTTCGGAAGATAGAAGAGATCCGCTCTCATCCGGGAAGATAAAACACTGCAAAATATTCCCTATCTCCAAAACAAGATTGAGGAAGCTTTCATACGTCATAAACTTTTTAGATTGCACACCGCTATTCTCAACCGTCAAGCACATCGAACTATCGCCTGTCCCAAGTGTATACCACATCTCAAAGTCAGCAGAGAAAAGCAAATTCATCATTGCTTCTCCTTCTACAGATAGCATGTAGAAGATATCAAAATCGTTTGTAGTCAGAACCATATCGGTCTCTGCTTCACCATGGGTAATAGCGGAGGTAGAAGCGTCAGAGTCTAAGAGCATAGTGTTCTTAAATTTCTCTAACGCTTCTTTCAAAGTAGACGCTGGAGCTGTCCTTAGCTCCATTTCCGTTGATCCAGACCCAAGAGATTTTGCGATATCGTACTTCAGTGTGTTTGTCAAAAGCTGTGTGACATTTTGGAATGTGTTAAAGCTTTCTTCACCAATATTGGCTTTACCTGTAGTTAAAACCAGCTCTGTTGAACCGCCAGTTGGTTTTGCTGCGAACAACTCAAGTTCTGCACAAAGTTCCATCCCGCTTGAAAAGATATTGAAGACTCGTTCTAACAAATTATCAATTTCTGATACAAGCTTCGTATCCGTATCACCAACAATAAACTTTTGCAAATATAGATAGTTCACCATTGCGTCAAGATACATGCGGTTGTAAATCACGAGGCCGTCACGATATGGCAAATTCCTAATAATCAGGTCAAATTCAGTTAGTCTTTTTCGGAGATAAATGTTGTATGTTTGCGCCATCTCTCCACCGCCTAACTAATCGTAATTAAGCTGGGTTGCTCAAAGTCAAAGTCAGGCTGTTTGCCTTAATCGTTACGATAGTTGCGGCCTCAACATTACGAGGGGTGGATAGGGTGTCATACATAAGTAGATTTCCAGCCTCCAGCGCATCATAAATAACAAAGTGGGACATTGTTCCCCAGTTTGCAGTTGACTCATCAAAAGAAATGGCCTGCTCATTTGTAATTACACCATCTGCCGGCTCACTCAAATTCTCAAGCTTCACTCTTTTATATCCAGAGTTTGAAAGAGGCTCTGTGACATTACCGCCACTGATATTTGGAGCGGTAGAACTTAGGCCAATGTAATACTCGCTTGGAAGTGCAGGAGTTTCCTTTGTCTTAAACAAATTTCCCATCACTTGATTCAGAAAGTATGTAGTGTTCATTTCATATCCTCCTTGCAAATAGATTAACTTATTCCTAACAAAATTAACGAATCACCTTTTTATCAATGTTATTAGTGATTCCCAAAATACCCTGGCTTGGGATATCCGTTTCCCCAGACATGTCTTGGATCGTAATCTGGTAGATGTACTTCCCGTACAAATCGACGGTCTCTTTTGGGAGCAGTGTAACGGCAAGAATGCTTTCAATTCCATCATCATCGGCTATAACACTCATTGCTTTTGATAGCACTGGTGCTCCTGTTCGATTTACCGAATACACAATTGAAAATGTCGCTTTTGCGCCAGAGGCATTAAAAACTCTGCCTGTGTCCGTAAACAAATGAAAGCGCAGATCGTGTGTCTCCCCGCCAACAAATGAAATTTCAGGCAGATCATAAACTTTACTAATCATTTTGCTTATCCTCCTACGCTAACCGGGAATTCACATGTGATTTCAAGCTTACAATCGCCAACAACTTCTAATGAATTGTCTCCGCAAATAAGTTTGAAAAATTCAAAATTAAAATACGGATATAAATTTAGATCCATATTATTTGTGATAACCCCATTTTCATTATCCACTTCTATTTCCAAGAAATAGGATTGAGGGAGTCCCGTAAATTCAAAAGTTCTATCGTTGTCTGAATGGTTAATAATTTTGATACTATCTGTACCATTCGTTGTGATTTTGAGCTTTGGTTGATATCCTCCCCTATAACTACCAAGATTCCTAAGCAAAATATTGGTGTTGCCCTGGCATGTATAGGAGTATGTCACTGGATACTGATATGCAAACGGGGAATCACATCTCACAGTGCAAGAAAAAGCAATGGGCAGATTCCCGATCTCCACCATCTCTAATTCTTCGATGATGCAGCGATAGCGAACCTGCTCCATGTCATCCTGTTCAATTTCAAGCCATTTGTATCCATCCAATGGCGATAACCATGAACTGATTGCCTCTCTATCCCAAGCGTCAAAAAAGCCTCCGCTGTTTGCAAGCTCTTTGTCGGCTCCAAAGACCATCTTAAATGAAAGAGGTTCATTTTGTGTAACACCATAAAACAACGGACGGTATCTACTTGAAACTCTGTCTTCAGAAATATCAGAAGCCACAGAAAACTTCGCCTCCCCCGGTGTAACACCATTCACCTCATAGAGTCTTAGGCCAAATTCCGTACATGGTATCCCATCATAGACGAAATAATCACCCCAAAAAGCCATTGCACCACCTCCTGAGGATATATATTATTCTTTTTCTTCTCCTTCAACATTTTCCTTATTGAGCGTCGCCTCAATGTCCATCTTCTGAAGATCTACGATGACACTCTCCAGAAGGTCGATGACCCCACCCATATTCAACAAATTTTGCTTCTGTTTGACCTCAATATTATTTAAGACGCGGACAGCAGCATCAATTTTCTTAATGATTTCTTTCATACGACCTCCATATTATTTTGCAAGTAAATCTTCAATGACGCTTCCCAAATTCACATAATCTCCATTTACCATGATATGAACATCGTCTGGAATCCAGATACCATTCCCGGCTCTAAGCGCCATACCTTCATCTGCGACAATCGCAATTCCTCTTGTAGACTCAATGTACACCAAGTCAGTCCTGCTCACACCGTCGCTACCATATCCATCATAGATAACCCCATAATCGCCAAACAAAAAGTCGCAACCCTGAATCGTTCCGCCCTGAATATATGCGCCTTTAATATTGGGAGCTGACACAAGCTCGTCTGTGATCACTGTGGACGAAATATTTCTAATTTCTCTTTCAGTCCACATATTCTCTGAAAGCCAATCAATCTCTTCATATACGCCGTCGAGCTGCGTATTGATCCGCGTTAGGCGGTAATCCATATCGTCTTCCAGGTTTGAAATCTGCGGATTAGTGCCAAGCTGCGTGACCGTATTCCAGTTAATACGAGAGCCAGAGCCAAGTGTGATATTTCCATCCATTGTAATATTGCCGGCGCTATCAATGACAAGGGTATTCTTGCTGCCATTGCTGATAGTAAGCCCCCTTAGCTCCAGGTATGTAGGAGAGAATTTATAGCTTGAAGTCAGCATACTTCTGCCATTCAAATCCTGGTAATCAGAAGCCTGTACAACACCTTTGAAACGGCCACTTGCAGCAACAAGCTCACCGCTGAACTTTCCATCACACCCCTCAAGCGTCCCTTTGATGTGAACATTGCCATTGATATCTACCCAGAAGCTTGCATTATCTTCATCAATTGTATACTCGTCTCCTGAGTACAGTGGGTACTTACCAATCGCAAATCCTGAATATGGGTTTAGAGTGATCTGCACTTGATTGCCATTGTAAATATCAAAAATAGCATTGTGCAAAGACGCACCGTTCCCATCCACGCGGAACACAGAAATGTCGCCGTCTTTTTTTGCGCTTTCGATGATGAGACTGCTTCCAGCCAATAATTTACCAATCAAACTGTCTGCAATTACACCGCTCATAATCCCGCCGTCTTCTGTTTTCATTTGACCAATAGCGAGATTAGCGGTTGCCCAGTTATCTGTTGTAAACATGATTTGGCCGTTATTCATCCAGATCTCATAAGGCTCATATTCTTCTGGATTGTTCTCTTTTCTTTTGCGTAACCGTAAGCCAGATTCACTCCAGGAAATATCTTGACCAGAAGAAGACAGAATGTTATTCTTGGCAATATCAAGCGCCTCTTTTGTAAATTTGCTGAGGCTTGTTTCCGCACCACTATTTACAAACTGGCTATATGTCCATTTGCCACTATCCAATGTTTTCCCTGCGGTATTGCTGTCTTCAATCAGATCGATGTAGTTAAACCCATCCCCATTTGCATAATACTTACTTGACAGCTCAACCTCAAAACCCGTCAAATCTTCAAACGGGATTCTTACAGAAATCAAATATGGACGCATAACCTCTCCACTTGATTTCTGCCAGTACAATCTACTGCCTAAGATAAGGTTGTTTTTGAATGGTTCAAACTCTGACATCGCAAGAAAATTCGCCAGATCCAGACTGCATGTATAGGATGGATAAGACACTCTTTCCATCAGCTCCACACCATAGTCCAGCAAATCCCACTCAACAGCTCGTTTTTCATATTCCGTTGTGCTTCGAGTGAAGTATAGATCCGCATCGCCAATCTTAAAGGAGATAGTGCTTCCCTCTTCGATTGCGCCACCGACACTGGAATCTGGTACGACATTTGATGTAACAGTGCTACCAGTTCCTGCAACAGAGACACAGCCGCTTGGGAATGTTTCTCCATTCAATGTACCAGCTGACAGTCTTGCAGTGAAAAGTAGATCGTGGTTTTCATCAAAATCAAGTGACGCTCGAATGATATCCGCATTCAATACAAATCCAGAAGTCGAGCATCCGATCTTGCCTCCAACAATAGAGTAAATATCTTTTCCAGCTTCATTTGTTACCTTAGTAACTGTAGCGTCCATAATATTGAAGATTGAACCAGTTGCAGGAATGCTTTCTCCAGCGCTATCAAATGAATCGACTTCAATGGCGACAAAAGAGTCTTCAGAAATAGAATCCTCTTTCAAGTACCGATCAATGATTTTATACTCGTCTTCTGTGAAAAATGCGCTCAGTTTTGTCTTTTCATTGATAGCCTGCATCTTTTCATCAAGCTCGTCTACCTCTGCCTGAATATCTTCGAGTTTATTCTGTTTTGCAGTAATTTCATTCTTCTTAGCGGAGATATCCTGATTCACCTTGTTCAGATCGCTTTGACTTTTCATTCCTTGGGCAATTGCTTGGATTGTTGTCGCCTGGATATTCTCAAGGCTTTTCAGCTCTCCTTCAAGCGTTGTAATAGCGGCCTGTTCCGTGAGTAGTTGAGCAGTCTTCAACGCCTCTTCTACAGTAAGATTAAAATAAGACCTCTGATATGATTGAAATGTCTCTTTCCAATCGTCATACTTATTGATAATATCCTGTGAGAAGTAATCATGCGTCATAAAATAATCCAGGTTAATTAAGCTTGTTGTACCCATTGGGTTGACGCTTCTAATATCAACATTGTCCGCCCCGTACACACTCAGCTGCGTAACGATGCTCTCTGTGTCTTCCTCAACAGAGACTTCTTTAATGAGATTGTCCATTGAGAATAACACCGGCGTTGTCTCTGGCTCATTCGCAATATCACGAACATAGATCAGACGATTATATGTGTCAAAGTCAAAGACACAACCATAGGATTCTTGCAAATCTGACTTAATGAAGTTATATATATTCTGGTCTCCGCTATCGTCAAATGTGCGGTATTTATCGATTAGTGTTGCATCTACTTGACCAATTTTCCACGATGGCATAAGGTCAAGTATCATTCCAATAATCGTATCATTTGGCGCAATCGGGTTCCATAGGTTATATGTGCCGGCTGAAAGCACAAGTTTCTTGAAAGTAAACTCATACTCCAAAGAATAAGCGGTGCAGCTCTTAACTTCTCGAACTCCATCGCTCTCTGTTTTAGGATCTACCAGAAGGAATCTTCCGTAGTCCTTTAGATCAATGATTCTCATTCCAACTACTTTTTCGTAGTTTGGAGTTTGTTTGCCGTCCACATAACCAGGAAGCTCAAACGATAGCGTTGACACCTCGTTATAGCAAAGATCTGCTTCCACATTAAAAGCATACTTCAGCACACCAATCGGTGTATCATCCATGTTTTGTAAAATAAGTAGAGGCTGCTCTTTTACATTGACCTTTGCAAAATCAACAACCATGTCTAAAGCCTCCTTCTTTTATAAAATAAGCGGCCACCAGTTACGGTGGCCGCATTAACTTATCGGAGCATGTGACTTCCAATACTATTCTTCATGCCCTTTCGCTTTGCAGCGGTCATAAGCTTATCAATAGTGCGATCAGAATAATATTCTGCAAGCTCCCTTGCCGATTTCTCATCCGCATTCTTAACCTCGAAGTGGTTTTCAATACGGATCTCTCCCATAGAATTGTCTGTGTTCTCATTGTTGGTTACAGACTGAATCGCAGCCGCTGTGGTATCTTTTGCTGTTGCAAGACTACGCACAACGGAATCTACAACACCAGTAATCGTATCACCAATCTGACTAAACAGATTTTTATATTGCTTACTGGTAAATACAGCCTCTCCCTTTTGCAACTTGGCAAAAACCTCATTGCTCTTTAATGAGTCCTCTCCGACAATTCCTCCGTCGTGATAAATATACTGTCTATATTTTTGGAACAGCTGTTCACCGCCAACACGGTCTACATACCACACGCCGTCATCACCACGGACAGCGTTAATGCCATATGGGGCAAGCAGTCTGCCAAGCCGTAGGTTTTCATCAGCGAGGCGCTGTTTCTCTTCATCAGATGCAGATCCCCATGCTTGACCATTGGCGTACATCTCAGACATAATGGCACTGATTTCAGCATCTTCCTGCTGCTGATCCAGAATACCTTGCTGCTCATTGGCGATATCATTATTGATACCATTGAGAGCGGATACAATATCTCCATACTCTTGAGCCGCCTGCATAGCAGTCTGCCAAGCAGATGTAATTGAATCCTCCCCATCGATCATATCTCCATACTGTCTATTCCAAGCAATCAAATCTTGGTATAGCTGATCCCAGTCTGCATTGATACGGTCAATAGCGGCTCTATACACCTCTTCCTCAGTGTCAACGCTGGCCTCTACCTTGGCGATTTCGTTGTCCTTGGTTTCTTCAAACTTGTCAGCTTCCTTATCCAAAGCATCGACCTGCGCATCATACGCATAGTCTGCCTGGTAATCAGCGAGATCATTTTGAAGTTCGGCAAGCTCCTGTTCCAACTGCTGCCGCTCGGCATTAGCCTCACGACTATCATCGCGGCTCAGCTGATTGATCTTTTCCTGCACCTTTGCAATTTCGGCAACGCGCTCTGCAACCTCACGCTCGTAATCCTCTTCATCCCTGGCGACTTCAAGAGACTCCTTCTTCAAATCAATGATTTTCTGGTAGTCATCAATCTGTTCTTCCAGAGCATCGATTTTATCTTCGGCTTCCTGACGCACCAGCTCCATTGTCTTTTCAATGATTTCTGTAATAGCGTCTTTCTGCTCATTATAAATATCGAGTTGAGTTTCGCGCAAAAGCTCCGTGTACTCTCTTAGAGTTAGAACGCCCTGTTCAAGCAACCGATTCAGTGCGGCGATCTTTTGCCTTAGGTAATCTACTTTTGTGAAATCAAACCGATCCCAAAGGTCAAAGTCATCCGCATATTCGATAAACTCATCAAACGGTTCAAGGACATTATCAACGATAGACTCGTTAATTTCCTTGATATCATCCTCAGCGTCCCACCAAGCATCGATACACTCCTGAATTGCCTCATCATTTTCATCTACACCAAGCGCCCGTAATCTCTGTGCTTCCTCATGGGCAAGCTCTTGGATTCTAAGCTGTTCTTGGCGCTGCCGCTCCAGATTGGTTGACATGTCACGATAGTTTTTACTATCGCTTAGGTCATCATATTGGTGCTGCAAAAGTTCAATGGTATTTTCATGTGCTTCAACAGCATCAGAATAAATACCATGTAAGATATCGTCGATCTCGTCCTGATACTCCCACCATTGCTCTCCAAGATCCTGAATATAGTCATTGTTCTCGTCCAATCCCATTGCGCGGTATTTCTCCGCATACTGGTGAACGGTGTCCTGCATCTTTTTATAAACTGCAATGATTTCTTCTGGAGTACCATCGTTTCTTTCCAGAGTAAAGATGTCGTGCTCATAGTTTCCAAGGATTTCGTCAAGCTCGTCCTGGATTTCCTTAATGGCATCCTCCATCTCTTCTGAAAGCTGCTCATCGTCAACCTCAGCCTCCACCGTAACGGTAGCAGTTGTGGTTGGCGTATATGGTGTGCCTGTTGAACCAGTCTTATCCGTCTCAACACGCAGACCGCTTGTGGTAATACGTCCACTTGCATATGCTGGGATTGTGCCGGTAATACGCTTACCAGAACGGCTTAGAATCCGTTTCGTTTCAGACGCAGTATAAACCTGGTCTCCAGCATTTAAGTTGGCAATTTCCGGGCCGTTTAGACCTGCGAGGTATGCTCGACCATCCGACACAACCAATTCTGGTTTTGGCGATCCATCTGGAGAGTATTCATCACCAAGGAGCGCTTCGCCAGCCGGCGCACTCGATGTACCTTTTGCAAACCCAAGCAAATTACCAATTGTTCCAAGAAGTCCGCCCTTACGCTGCACATTATAATATACTGTAGCGGTTCTTCCGTTTACACTGTCAATAGCTGTCCCGATGCTGTAAACCTTAGTCGCAGCATCTTCGGCGGCAGAGCCAATACCATCAATCTCTGAAACAGCGTTGTCTGTTGTAGAATTATCTACATCATCAATTGCCGTTTCAACTCCATTGATGGAGGTTGTAACATTGGTGAAGGTAATAGTATCGATATAAGCAAGAGCATCGCTGACATCTTTAACCTCACCATCTGCATTTGCCAGGGTGATGCCGTCTGCTTCACCAAGTTTGGTGATCAGTCCCTCGGCCTCTTCCTTGGTGTAACCAAGGTTGGCGAGCAGATCTCCAAGTCCCTCATAATTGATGGTGATAGTATAATCGTCACTGGTAGCAAGACCAAGGTTTTGCAAACTGGTGGTAACTGCGTCAATATCACCTGACACACTGAACAACTGTACGCCATCAAGTCCTTGTAGAGCAGACAAAACATCATAGATTTCCTTATCCGTTTTGCCCAGCGTCATCAACTGCTCAGTTAGGCGATCCACATTGATTGCTTTACCAGCAGCCGTTTCAGCGGAAAGTCCGATTTCGTCAATAACCTCTGAAACTTCAGTCAGGTCATAGAAATCAATATCTCCCCACATAGATAGGGCTTCAAAGCAGGCGAGCACCGCCTCTTCTGTAATACCCATCTTCTCTGCAATCTCTTCAAGATTTTCTGGGTCAACATCAAAATCATATGCACCACTGGCATCCCTACTGATCTCGATGAGCTTTTCGCCCTCGTCATTGACCAACTGGCCTGCTTCTGACATCTCGTAGAGCCGCTCGATAAACCCAGCGCCGGCGCTCTCAGCGTCCTCAAAGACACCTTTATTGCGCTGCATTGCGTCGTAGATTTCATCAAGACCGTCGCTCCAGCCCCATGTGTTCAACTGTTCGCTACCGAATAGGAATTCAGCAGCAGCCCAGAACGCATTACTGTTGGTGGTGCCGGCCTCGAACTGAGCGTTCAGCTCTTCAAACGCCTCTGCATAAGAACGGAAGTCGGTGTCCTTCTCTTCCACAGCCATGGCCGCATCATAGCGAGATTTTGCGTCCGTCACCTGGTCGAACTTGTCCACCATTCCGTCCAGAGCATCATTCAGCTTCAAAGCCTCGGCGGTGACAAGGGACACGCCATCCCCGCCCTCGGCCATATTCTGTAGGATTTGGGATAGGAACTGAGCGTTCATCCCGTCCTCTTCCAAAATACTTGCAAGGACGCTGCTCTCAGAAGCAAGCTCTTCGATATTCTGTGGGGTAATGCCGTCCACCGCCTGGGACATTGCAATCAACTCTTCTTTGGTATCGGAGAAATCTTCCGAATCCCACATACCACGAATGCTGCGCTGCAAATTCTCAGCATTTCTTGTTGCTACGGCCTGCTCGCTATTGTATTCTTCAATAGCGGCAGTAATGTCTTCCCAGGTGGTTGCGCCCTCATTGATAACCGCATTGTATGCGATTTCAAATTCCTCATCGGAAAGGGCTTCCAACTTGTCCTTAACGCCCTCTACCTCAGCGCTCCACGCATCCAGTGCATGGAAGTGTGCGGAAGTGCCTGGGGTAAGTTCCTCATATGTTTTTGGAACAAGCTTTTCTGCGATTTCTCGCATCTTCTCATTGACGGCTTCGGCAGAAGCTTCCCTCTCCTGCAATTCTGCAAGAAGATCGGCATAGCGCTCATCTGAACCAAGAACATTATCTGCCAACTGCTCAGCAGTATATGTACCGTCATCATCAAAACCAGATGTGTTTTCAATATTCTGAATCATCTGGCTTCTGAACTCTTCAAACTCTTCAACCGTGGTAGGTTGATCAAGCGCTTGTGCAGCCCGAAGAGCGTCTTGCGCAATCATCTGGTTCGCATTATCAATCCGCTCGATAGCGTCTTTTAATGCTTCGTCATAAGTATTGAAAGCGTCGGCCAGCATTGTGAAGACGGGGTTTTCAGAACCATATTCGTCTCTCACCGCATTCATCGCGTCTTCGAGATAACGATAGTTCTCCATCAACTGGTCAAAGGTTATGTCGCTGAACAAATCCGTGGTTGTACTATTTGGAAGTACAAGAGTTCCACCCTTTGTACCAGTATCTATACCTGAAAAACCAAGGCTGTCGAGATAATCAAAAGCCTCTTTTGCTCCCTCTTTAGCAGATGAATACAGACTGTTTCCGCCAAGCCATGTTTCAAGCTCTCCGATTGCATCTTCTTTCGCAATATCAGCAGCACGAATACCCTGGGAAATATTTGTGCGCATCTGCTCCCTTGCGGCTTCAACAATAGACTGTCTTAGAGTATCGTAATCGCCAGAAAGGTTCTGTACTGCAATACCTTGTGTTTCCAGATAAGCAACAAGCTCATCCTGAATGCTCATCAAATCCTCTTGGGATGCGGTTCCAGCCTCAACAGCATAGCTCATCTCAAGATAAGAGGATGCCAGATCATACAATTCGGTTGAACTCTGAACTGCGGCAGATCCAGCTTCCAAAGCTGCTTCACGAGCCTCTTTTGATTTGTTGACAAGAGAAGTGATACCAGAAATAATTGCGTTAATAGCAAGACCAATACCAAGACCGATCAGCGCATTAAGCGCTGTATTAAGTACCTGAACACCAATTGCAGCGGCCTTAGACTTAACACCCATAAGGGTAGTCTTTATGCTTGCCTGCTCCATTGAAGAGGCATATGCCTTAGAAGACACCGTCGCATCGTCAGAAACCTTTACGGCACTGCGCAGCCTATCACTGCCTTTTCCAATTGTATCATTCCATACAATTTGCCGTTGAGTTAGATCTCCCGTAGATGTTCCGAGATTTGCAATCTTACTATTATATTCATCCAAAAGCTTAATATCGTTATCAAGTTCAAGCTTTTGGGCGTTCCATGCAAACGCAATACCTGTTCCAGAGCCGCCCCAGTTTTTCTGATCTGTTGTTCGGAACAAATTGAGCTTATCCAAAAATGGCATTACAGTAGCGAAAACGGCGGGTAATGCGCCAACCGTATCTACCAATGTCGTAAGCCACCCAAGCAAACCAGTACCAGCGTCAAAGACACCTTTGATCAAATCACTGCTCAAAATAGTGTTTGCAAACACCTCATATTGAGCCTGGAACTGTTGCTGCTTGGCCTGAATGCTGTCCATCCATTTCTCATGCTCTCTAACGGCAGACCCCTCAGCATTCAGAGAGGTGTCCATAACCTTAACAGCGTCGCCCATATTGGTAATGGCCGCAGCCAGGGCGTTACCTTGCCGCTTACCAGCCAATAGCTCCAGCAAAGCAGCCTGGTCGATATCGCTCATATCTTCCCAAACTTCGCTGATCCCAAGCATGATATCATAGGTGCTCTTGAACGTCTCTTCGTCCAGCATGATATCAAATCCGCCGCTGCCGTCAACATTGGTCAGTCCAAGGATCTTTTTGCGCAGCGAAGCGGTTGTTTCAGCCATATACTCCGTTTCAAGGCCGGCTTCTTCAAGCTCCGTCTTCGCACCACGAATACGCATAGAAACCGTCTTCCACATTGTACCAACAACATCCGGGTCTTGGATAACATTGTTGGCGGCTACGATCAGAGCGATTGACTCGTCGATGGTGTTGTTTGCCTCTGCCATAGCGGATGCGCTTCGCATCATGGCCTCGCCAATGCCGCCAGACGAAATGGCGAATCGGTTGCCCACCTCGTTGAACTTATCAACGATACTCATAGTGTCGTCAACCTCAATACCAAACGCTTTCATAGTAGAAATGATAGAGTTGGTAGCACCTTCAATGCCATCTACCTCATCGCCTACCACAGCATAGATATTGGCAACCTCAGAAAGCTGAGAGGCATCTTCCATATTATATCCGAGACGTGCAAATGATGCTGTAGAGTCTACAAAATCGGCATATGTAGTACCAATCTGTACCGCCTTGTCAGCAGCGTCGGACAAAAATGCTTCGTATGAAGCGTCGGTTTCATCCGTTACTTTCATCAGCTCTGTCATAGCACTGTCAAGCTGAACCACTGCGTCATACAGGCCGGTTACACCGCGCATAACGCCGGCGATTACGCCGCCCAGCACCATCCATGAACCCATCTTTGCGGCATTTGCCTTTAGGTCATCCCAAAGCGATCTGCTGTGTTTACCGGCGCTGATCAGCTCTTGCTCAAACAGACGAATTTTAGCGTTAAGATTTGTCAGCTCTTTACTGCTACTGATCATCTTTGATTCGTCAAAGAGCTGTTGCCATTTTGCCAACAGATTTGGATCATTTACAAATGAGCTATAAGTATTCTTCAGATTCTGAATACGCAACTGCGCAGTCTGAATATTTGAAGTCAACCTATCTGCGTCAAGGATTTTACCAGACGCAGTATTTTGAAGCTTCATCTGCTTAAATTGCTGATTCAGCAACGACAACTGGTGTCTGTACGCATCAAGATCGGTTGGATCGAGCGCCTCGTCAAGCATTCGCTTCGCATCGTTTACAGCCGCCTTGAAATCAGCGCCGAACAAACCAGAGTTTTGCCAACGCTGGATGTCAGTTTGCAAGGCAGCTTGAAGTTCGGCCTTTTTATTTGTAAATGTGGCTGCATTCAAATCAGTTGCCGCATACGCAGAGGTTTGAAGTTCCCGTGCGTATCTTTGCAAATCAGCCACCATAGAATTGATTTCTCGTTTATGATCCGCAGACAGCGTTGTATTTGCCTTGCGGAGTTCATCAATTCTACTTTTTACTTGTGTTAGCTTTGTTTGATACTGATTATACTGCTCCATATCGGCAAGCAGTGGCTTTGCCGTATTGGAGAGAGTCCTACTGGTAATATCCGCAATCTTGTTATCAATTCGGTTCAGATAATCAAGTGTTTTCTGAAGATTTGTACCAGCATTTTTATCAGACAAAATAGAGTTTTCCTGCACAAAGCCGCTGTATGTCCTTGAGCCATGACGAATTTTAGAAAGGTTAAAATTAAATCTTTCTACAACTCCATCAGCCTTAGTCACACTTGCGGTAAAACTCTGAATATCGCCCTGTGCGTCCTTAAACACATTGACAACATCTACACTGCCAAGCTTACTGAATTGTTTTTGGACACGAGAAACAATATCTCTTACACCAGTAAAATATCTCTGACCGTCCGCCTGTAATTGCGCAGCGTCAAAGACTTTGAGTTGTACCTGTCTCCCGCTATTTCCAGCAGAAGAAACCTGCTTAGCGATTGATTGTAGCTGGCTCTGCGTGGTTCTGATGGAAGTCTCATCAACGGCTACTTTCAGCTTTACTTCGTGCGATGCGCTCAGAGATTTAACAATATTGGACAACTGAGAGTCAAGCGATGTGACGCTATCGCTATCAATGATCGCTTTCAGCAGAATTTGCAGTTCATCCACGCACAATCACCTCACTTAAAAGTAAATTAACTTATTCCTTTTGAAATTTATCGCACTTTTATTCCGTGCTTTCTTAACCCGTTTTTCAAAGCAATCACATGCGCCCCAGAAGCATCCAGACGATCAATTGTAGTTGCTGTAAACCGTCTTGGTTTTCCAGCCCAATAATCATACCCTGGATCTCCAGGTTGACCAATTCCATACTCAATAACATATGGCAAGCTTTTATTTACAGTAGCTCTTGCCCCACTTCTACCATTCAAATATGGGTTCGGATCTGTTTCGTTTACAACGGCCATAATGCCATTCTTTGCGGCTCCGCCCTTTATCACGATGTTATCTGGATCTCCAATACCCTCATAATCGTATCTTCTTTGGTAGTATCCAGATGTCGGCATACTGTAAACGACATCATCAACCGCCTGTACTTCCTCTTGTTGTATAACTGGGAACACATCTTCTGTAAGAACTCTGTCTACAGTTTTTTGTAGATACGCCACAAGCTCTTTTGTGCTTTTGAATTTTGGCATAGTCCCACCTCGCAAAATAATAAAAGGCGGGATTCCGCCTTTCAGTTAAAAGTATTTCAAATTATCTGCGTGTTCGCTGATCCATCCTCGATAATTCTTCTTCAGCTCGCACACAGCACATCTGTCGTCTTCTGCAAACCATTTCATGTATCGTACAAAGCCCGTGCGCTCTGGATTTTTGTATAGGTCAATCTGACCATCATGCCCAATCACAATTACCTTACAATTATCGTGGATTCGAGTTAAAACTTTCATCAGTTCGTCAAAATAATAATTCTGAGCCTCATCGATTATGATCACTTTATTCTCAAAGTTGACCCCACGCAAAAATGTGTGCGTTAAGCATCTGATATAAGCTGTCCCATTCTTCTCATTAAGAATGTTATCAAAAAGTACCGTATTCAGATTAACGCCAATCTTTTGTAAAGCCTCATAAAATGGCTCAAAATATGGCTCTGACTTCTCTTCGATAGATCCTGCAAGATAACCCTGCTTTTGCTCTTGTGTCGGGGAAGCGATATAGATGATTCCATCATAAAGCCCATATTCACAGAGCAAGTTTGCAGTCGCGGTGGCAATCGTTGTTTTTCCAGTTCCGGCTTTTGCATTACAAAACACAATCAGCTTTTCTGGGTTCCAAATTGCATCACGAAACTGCTTTTGATATTCGTCGCACTGAATACCATAGAATGGGTTATCATCCAGGGTAGTTGGCGGCTGTGGCTTAATTGGATATGAAATAGTATTCTTTCGCGCCATGAAGTGGCCTCCTAAATAATTTCGTCAAGATCTGTAACAATTTTATCTGCAACCCCATACTTGATTGCTTCATCGCTGAACATAAACCAATCTCTGCGATAGTTGCGATCAATTAGGTCTTCTGGAATATTTGTGTGCGTCAAAATAAACTGCCGCACTTTTGCCTCGAACTCTTTTGTAAATTCCAGGTTGTCCAACACCTTGCCCGTATCACCTACCGCTCCAGTCGAGCCATCGTGAATCAAAATAGAGGTTGAGTCAAAAATATATCTCTTATGGCCTGCCATGAGCAAAAGCCCACCGCTGCTGTAAGCTCTTCCCATTCCGATAGTAATAACTGGTGTTTTGGAGAGTGAAATAACATTCGCTGTATACAAAGTCACATTTGCAGCTCCGCCATCAGAATTGATATAGATTTTGATTGGCTTTCGCTTTTCAACTGGCAATCCAGAATCCTCCTTATTCCATTTCAAAATATACATAGGAATGTCGATCATGCCATCGTCGATTAAGTCATTCCACAAAATCTCACGATCTTTTAATCTCCTATAATACTCAAGTAATGTAGGGGGGGGTAGTGTTGTCTCCATCAGATCTTCAACATCCATAAATTCATCTTCAAGAAATGCTTTCTTCATAAGCGCCTCCAAGTGTTTTAGTCTTCTTTACTGTTTCTGCTCTCCAAAAACGCACTCGCTAAGCTTTGAGCAGAGATCTCAGTATTTTGTGCCATTTTGCTTACGCTGGTCATAAACCCATCCATCTGCTCTGGATCAATGCCGTCAAACAATGAAGACATCTTAGAAACAAATTCAGAAACATCCTCAGTAATCTTCCGAACATTGCTTTGCTGCTCTGCGATCATCTTCTGCTCTTCAAATGCAATCCGCTCATCAATTGACCGCTGGATCATAGTAAACTGATCAATGTCGATATTGTCCAAAATTGCATTGATAATTCCAGTCGATGCCATAACCAGGTCATAGGTTTTGCTTTGCGACTCCGGCATAGTAAAGTTTGCGTAATATGTCATCAGGTTCTTTTTTGTGATAAAATCGCGGGCAATTGGCACAATCAGCATGTCATCTGGCATGATGCACTCCCGCACGACCTCTTCAATAAACCTCACTGACTCATCCATGGTCAAAAGTGGCTTTACTGTAAAAGTAAACACTTCATCTTCCCCATAATGGATCTCAATATCCTGCGGCTCTGTATTGAATTGTCCGCAGTATTTTTCCAATGCGTTAATGGAAATCTTATTGTTTTTCTTTGACATGAAGCGTCTTCCCTTCTATCTCAAAATGATTTACGGCATAATGGCCGATACATATAGCGTCAGACAAGTTATCGTTGTCTGTATCTATATGGAATTTTTCTTTTACAAACTGGATCGATAAAATTTTAGATTCTTTCTTGCCAGCATTTTCGAGGGTCTTTATTTTTTCTTTTACTTCCTTTGAAGTCCTACCACGTGCTTTACAATAATTCTGCCACTGCGTAGGAGCAACAAAGCTATACAGGTATTCGTTTTTCTCAAATAGATTAACGAGGACACCCTGTAGCTGAGCAAGTTTTTTGAACGACTGAACATTTACACGCAATTGAATATCCTCGATAAACACAGCGGATATATCATGCTCTTTTATCAGTTCGTCAACTAATGTTTCTATGGCAAGAATCGCCTTTGCGTAAGTGTATTTCTTGTTTCCAAACGAAAATGTCCCATATGTTTCAAGTTCTTTTGTGTCGTAGTTAAATATCGCCCACGCTCCATTTCTTGCCTGGTCAATAGCCAGGATTTTAATAAAAACCATCCTCCGTTCCAAACAAAGAAAAAGGAGAGGTTATTCCTCCCCTTTCTCGTCTTCTTCATCAATAGGAGTCTCTACACAGACTTGCGGCTGATGCGCTTTTGAGATACGAACCTTTTTGCCCTTAATCTCATAATACACCTCTTCTCCAATGTACTTTTCGATTCCGCAATCTTTAGGAAGACAAATTTGAGTGTCTTTACCATTCAGAATGGCAATTACAACACATAGACCGCTATCAGTGGAAAGAACATCTTTCACATAAATCTTATATCTCATTGCCATACCTCCAAACCATTTTCAAAGAATAAGGGAGAGCTTTCGCCCTCCCTATATTCAAATCTATAACTCTTAATACTTCACCATTTGAATCATGGTGCCAGTATCAGAGTCGCGCATGATCTCGCATTCAAATGTGGTGGTAGAAGGATCACCCTCGGCAGCAAAACCAAGCTCAAGGTTAGAGGTAAACTTCAGGTTCGGAATAGTAACCTGGAATGCCTCATCCTTACCGGTCTTCTGGTTGCGGAGCACGGTATCTCCAACAAGCTTGTATGTACCGCTGAAATGCTCTGCGTCGATCACATAGGTCTCGGCGGTCTCTTCGCTGTCATAGTCGTAGTACACTACAACACGCTGATCCTTAGCCGCAGCAACCGTAAGCTCCTTGCCTGAAAGCTGAGCGCCCTCCATGTCGTACAGGGCAGTCTCTTCGCAGTCAGAATCATAAGGGTACACCAAGATCTTATCTGCTGTGGTGTTAGGCTCAAATGCCAGGGTAATCTTACCGGTGGAATCAGCCTTCAGCGGATACATGCTGCCCTTATTTACGCCGTTCTCATCATACTCTGTAGTCTGTCTCATACGAATGGTCTGTACGCCAACCTTACGAGCAATGCCAGAGATAAGTTCCAGGGACTTCGGAGAAATCAGAGCGTCCTCAATGGTCAGAGTGGCCTCCTTATTGATTTCCCATGTAATCAGCTTAGGGTTGCCCTTACCGCCTCTTGCGTATACTTTCTCAGAAGTTACGCTAATTGAAGAAGTCTTCAAGCTGTCAAACTGGATAACAGGCTTGTTTGTCTCCATATCATAGAGCACAACGTCCATGACTTCTTTTGCGCCAAATTTTGCGTTAGACATTTACAATACCTCCTTAAAAAAACTAAACAGCCTGGTTTCCCAGACTGTTCCAAACTACTCTTCTTCGCGCTTGATCTTGGTGATCCAGTGCGTGAGTTTTACATCTTCTTTTTTAGCGCCATGTAAAAGCGCTTGGACATTAACTTCATAATCCTCCATGATTTTCAGACGATTGAACTGATCATTGAATTGGTACAAATCATACTCCATGATTTCATCCATCGTCATTCCCATTCCACTTGCCAATATACTGACCAGATCAGCAAGCGTCAAAGAGGATTCATCTCCGCCGCTCTTTGCTTTCCGCCTTTTCAATCGCTCTTCTTTTCTCCGCTGCAAGACCCTACGAGCAGCCTCGTTATCTGGATTTTCTTCCTCTTCTTCTATCCCTTGTAAGCCATTTCTGAGTCTAACAATAGATTGGATTTCATCAAAATTATCTTTTGTGATCTCGAACCCATCTCCGACAAAAGAAAGTCTCTTCCCAGAAAAGGTAATCTTACTATGTGTGATTTTGGAAAGCCAAAACAACATCATTTGCATAGTCTCTTTATCATGAATCGCATTGCCGACCAGATAATTAAATGAGCCTATATCGGATATGTCCCTGCCAAGCAAAGCGCCGATATCGCTTTCATTCAAAGACATAAAGCGGATATCAGTATTGTACTTTGTATAGCCAATACGAGAAATTTCCTTAATTGAAATTGGGTAGATAGGAACTCCGTCAACAAAAATAGGATCTTTTGCGCACAATCTCAGATCAAGATCTCTTGATTCCAATGTTATTTCCTATTGAAATCCACTGTGCGATACACAAGTGTTCTCCCATGAAAATCCTCAGCCGGCGTAAATCTATCCCACGATTTAAGCTCCACACGACCAAGGCCGAACCCATTGCTCCCGTTAATCAGCTTGTCAACCTCAGTTGTCAGTAGGTCTGTCACAAGCCCTTTCGGGGTTCTCATAGTCCTTTCATGGGCAATAATCCAAATATAGATATTGAAATCTGAGAATGAGCGATTGATAATTCTTGGGGCGATAACATCAAAGCAAATATAAGTTCCAACTTCAGATGTCTTCCCCACAATGAAATCATAAGGGAAAATATATTTGTAGGCCATTTCCTTTGCACTCATCTCTGGGGCTTCAGTTGGCCGAATCAAATCAATTATGGCATCGCACTTACAAATGCTCTCCATGATGGTATCTCTGTATTCAGGGACTTGTTCAAAATACATCAATACCACCCCCTAACCGTAAATACTGTTTTGCTCGATGCTTCGCATTCAGAGCTTGTGATTTCAACTGTAATCTCTTGTCCAATAAAATCACGATTGTTCAGCGCATACAGCACAAAGCCATTTTGATCAACAGACTGAATTGTTCCAAACTCTGCGCCATCGGTGATTGTTACATCAAATGGCAATCCGCTCTGAGCTACACCGTCTTTACAAATAATAACGGAAGATTTTAGTGTTTCTCCAAATATGATAGATGCGTCTCCACCATCTGGATTAACGCGAATTGAATAACCAATCTCTGACGGTTGTTCTGGCTTAGACAACTCCGATTTGCCAAAATAGTCAGCCACCATCAATTCTTTGCTATCCGTCTTCTCGTCAAATTGGCTTTCAACAATTGTCCATTGAATCAGGCCGTCATCTTTCCCACAGGAATATCCGCCAGGGTCAACCTGCGCCAGACGATATGCAGTTGGGTTATCACGGTTTTTATCAATGAGGAACCTAAACCCACTGTCAAGCTTTATCGTCTCTTCGTTATATGGGATGTAAATTAAGTGCTGCGATGTGCCAAGCGTCAAATGGTCTTCAGATGTTTCACCAGAGCCATACTGCGTACTATTGATATCATAAACAGGATACTCAACAATTTCTCCGCTGGTCGGTGAAACAAACTTGATTGAATATTTGCACTGCCAAGCAATCGCTTTTTCGTACATCTTATTGTTATCAGGGAGCGAATAAACAAGCCACATTTGGCCTCTTGCCTTGATATACTGTCCGCTCCGAAGTGTCCCAATCTTACAAAGAAATTGACGCATCACACTATTGTTATAATTGTCCGCTGTCACACCTTGTATAATCGCACGTGCAGAAACCGGAGTAGCAGACAGAGTTTTCTCATAAATCTCTATTTCATCCGCAAGGGGAGAATCCAAAATTTCTTCAAATCCCCCTTGTGCAAATGCAGAGAATTCATCGCCCTCAAAACCGCTGTTAAACAAAGGTTGGGACATTAAATACCATGATTCTGGCATTGCAACCCCTCCTTAATCAAAGCAGTTATTTTTGAGTTTATGAAGCATTGTGTTCACTCTGCTAAGCTCACTATCAAGCTCTTGCTTCGTCACCCGCTTTGTTCCGTCTGCTCCAGTAACCTGAATATCTTTGGCATAAATACCGTTGAGAGCCATAACGCGGCTAAGTTCTCTTTGAAGGTAACTGACATACATCATCAAAGCAAGAATGCGAACTGTAGGGCGATCAAGCTTATTTGCAAACGACCCGCTTTCACTGTCGTATTCAAGCACAGTGCTTAGATCGAGTTCGTAATCTGCAATCGCAGTTTCTAACCACTGTTTCTCCAGGCCAGGATCGATCCTATATTTCGTTAGAGGCATGGAGTGAAAACTTGTTTCAATATCCGTAAAAGTAGTAGGCTGATCCATACCTCATCCTCCTTACTTAAATGGTGTTTGTGTCGGCAAGCTCGTTAATTGCAGCCATCTTCCATGCGGCTACATCGTCTCCGCCGCACTCCTTTGCAATCTGGACAATCATCTTCTTTTCTGCCGGCGTGGTTACAAACTCATTCAGCTTTGCATGAAATGCGTCTTTCCCACGAATCGCCAGAAGAGCCTTTACAGATTCCTCGTTGAGAACAACCGCATCCTGGGCAGACTCTTCTCCATATCCAAGAAGCTCCTTACGCTGCTTATCGTCCACGATAAACAAACGAGCGTGATCCCCCTGATTGGATCTGCCATCCCCTACAAACAGAGGATTGCCGCGCTGAATCTGCATCTGAACCTCAGCTACATCCAACTGGGAAAAATTCTTTGCATTTGCGGGGATGCGGATATCACCCACTCCATTTTCACGCTTAAAATAAAGCGCCCAGCTACACAGATTGTTGATTGCAACCTTATCTGTTAATTCCATATTTTCTTTCGCTCCTTATAAAAAGATTAAGGGGAGAGTATTTCCCTCCCCTTTTAGATAACTTAACTAATTCCTATTAAAGAGTAGGAACCTCGAAATTGGTATCAGACAGAAGACCAATCTGATCCTCCATGCCCTCTGCTACGCCGGCACCAATCTCCATGTCGAAACGGGTCAGGTGCTGACGGGTTACGATATCGTCACCAGTCATAGTGGTCAGTCCGCCACGACGGAAGATCTGGAGGGGTGCGATGTTGCCCTGAGGAATGAAGAACAGCAAACCTTGAGGCATATAAAGCTCATAGGAAGTCTTGTCCTCATTCAAACGGGTGTAATCAAGAGCGTTTGGCAGCTCCACCACATTAGAACCGTTGTAGAAGCTGAGCAAACCGGTCTTACGAATCTCTTCGGCAACCGCATCAGCACCAAACGGAATGGTGGAAGCACCGAAAGTCTTATAACCAGCGAAATCATTCAACTGGGAAACCACAGCGTAATCGCCGCAGATATTGGTCTTGCCGTACCGACGCATTACCTTCAGCATATCGTCAACGGCAGTCTGGGTAATACCAGAACTCTCAGCGAAGTGCTTTACGCCTTTTGCGTTCTTCAGTGCATCATAAAGCTTTGCGATAACATAGTACACAGCCTTATTCTGCATGTCAGTCTGTACCTGAGCCATACCCTCAGCAACAGTTCCGTCAAAGTTTCCGCTCTGCAACTCACGATAGTCCACCGCATAGCCGGCAGAAATGGTCTGTGTTGCAATTGGGTACTCACGGAAGCTGTGGGTAGCGAAAGGCACATCGCCGCTTGAAGCCTGGAAGCGAGAATCAATGCTCTCATACTTATAGGTCTTCATCATAGGCACGGTGTCGTAAGGAAGGGATCTGTATGTACCCATGAAGTTAAAAATCTTGATAGCCTCGATCAGCTTAGGCTCAATGGTAAAACGCTGAATTGCGTTCAGCTCGGACACTGCCTGATGATCGCCGTCGATTGCGCGGCCAGCCAACTCTTTGATATAGGCAACAGCCTTATCTACTACCTTACCGTCAACAGCGGGGTTTTTACCCTGTGCCAGAGCAGAGAACACCTCTACGATTGGAGAAGTGGCCTTTACCTTGGAACCAACAACAGAGTCTTTCACATTGTTGACTGTGTTAAGCTCAAAAATCTTATCCATTATCTTCTATCCTCCTTTTAGAAACAAAAATTCTTACTGAGCAACGATTTCAGCAAGAATGCCATCGTCCATATATGCGGTCTTAGCAATTACCTTAAAGGAAACTGCATAGCCAGTTGCGTCAGCAACCTTCTTCACCAGGCCAGATGTGGTAAATACCAAAGCATCGCCAGCGGCCAGGCCATCAGTCCCACCGTCAATCTCAAACGCAGCGAACTCAATCTCAAGTCCGTTCACGGTTCTCAGATCATCAGCGCGTACATACTCGCCGGCGTTCACCACATAAGTCTCAGGGCTGTTGTGAAGCTCAGGCTTATCATTGATGTTGGTGACAATGTGAACAATAGCCTTTGCAGCGGTATCATCCTCTGCCAAAGATGCGGTCTTTGCGGCGCGGTCAAGCACAACGCCCATACCTACTTTCATATCCTCAGTTGCCTTGCAATATGGGATATTCTGCACATTCTTAAATGCACCAATAGTCTTGTATTTCATTCCTTTAACCCTCCTTAATTAGCCAAAAATGTCTACATCGCCGTCATCTTCAGGGGAGTTCACACCGCCGAAAATGTCGGGAGCAGAGTTGTTCAATTCGACTGTGCGTGTCTCTTTGTTCTTACGAACCATCTCCACGCAAATCTTGCTTGTGATGCTGTTAATCTCAACTGACATAGGATCGGCCTTAAATGCCTCGATCTCAGCCTTGGCAAGATCCTGCTCTTCCTGGCTAAACTCCGCCAGAGCAGAATTCAGCTCAGCAATCTTCTTTTCTTTCTCCAGCGCGGCATTGGCCTCTTTCAGACTATTCAGCTCATTGGTCTGGCTCTCAATAGCCTGGTCTTTCTCAGCAACAGACGCATTGGCAGTGTTCAACTTCTCGTTCAGCTCTGCAATCTCAGCGTCTTTTGCGGCCACCGCATTGTTCAGCTCAGCAATCTTCTTCTCATACTCGCCACTCTTATTATTCAACTCGTTAATGGTCTGAGTTACAGAAGACTTGATAAGCTCAACTGCCTGGCTCATCATCTTCTCATCCATACCTGTTTCCTCCTTATGTTCTTGTGATTTATTATTTAACTCCATGACGATTGCCGTATCATCTGCCGGTCTGATACCAAGAATGGCATACCCGCTATAATCATAGATTTGCGGGATTCTTCCTTTCTCTTTGTAACCGCCATCGTAAATAATACGATTTTCATTTTCTGGTCTACCTACAATTTCCACAGAACCTTTGACCGTTCCATGTTCAAGCCGATCTTTCAACCATGCTACAAACTTAGGGTATCTCATTTCATCAACATATCCATCTGCAACCAAAACCCTTTTTGTAACACCGTCAATTTCGATATCGTCAATATAACCGCGCTCGAAGTGTCCAACGACAGTCGCATCTTCCATATAAGGCATATCGGCAATCTCAGTTAGCCCATGCCCATATGGTAGCGTCCTGTCTTCGCTGATAAATTCAACACACAAAGACATATTAGAAACGGAGTCAATCGTCTGCTGTGTATAGGTCTCATCCCAGGAAATACCGTTCTCCTGCCACTCATCATGGTTAGAGAAAATCTCGTGAAGAACTACCTTGATTTTTCTTCTTCCCGTGATCTGGCGTTCATTAGAGAGTTCAAAAATTCTACCAGTCGGAATACATCTATTCATTTTCTCACCCCCTTACCCCGTTGACGGCTTCGGCATATTGTTACCACCGTTTGTCTTTTGCTGCACGGCAGCAGGATCTTCGCTATTAGTTGGTGGTCTGCCGCCTTTGTTGTGATCCTCAAATTCAGGATCGTCTTTACCGGTCACGGTGAAAGAAGTCCTATGCACTGGGTACTTATTCTCAAAGTCTTCATCCAGCTCATAGTCCATCAACGCAACATAGTTGTCCGGGTTAATTCCAGTAGACGCAATCCATGCGTATAGGCTTCCCTTTCCTCTTGCATAGAGATCAGACATATACCCTACCATCTGATCACGATTTACCATCGTAATTGGCAGAATATAAAACTCGACTCTGCAACTTGGATCTTTAATGATATTTTTATTGATGCACTTATTCAGCTCGTCCACAATATCCTCAATCCAGGAATACACATTTGCTGCGACAAGCTCTAAATTCAATGTCGCTGTAGAGTAGTTCCCAGTGCTGCTGCCGTCAAGAGCGCTGGCGCTCACACTGATATCCTTGTTTACAGAATCTACAATCGAATTTTCGTTCTTTTCATCAAGCAAAGAAACATCCAACGAAATCTTGTCAAGCTTTGTCCCACTCGCAAGAGAGAAAAATGATGTACTGCTGCCGTTTCTGCTCTTGCTGGAAAGTGCGTTCTTGACCAAATCATGCTGCTGTCTCTGCTGTTTTTCGCTCAGAGCAGATGTCCCCTTATCTTTGCCCTCAGGGAATGTCTCATACACAATTTGGTTGTTTACAGAGTCCAGAACATTTCGCTTCGTATCAATAAAATATTGAGCGTAGCTAATATCGTCGAGAGCTGCAATAGAAAATGGGATTCCGTATGGTTCAGAAATCTCGCTCTTGATTTTCGTTACAATTGTCTTTGTATTATCAAGAACAAGCCAATCTGCGTTCAGCTCCCCATTCATCTTTTTCAGCCATCCATCCTGGATCTCTTTTGGAAAGCCGGCAAGCTTTTTCTTCCTTGCATCCTCCGTGAAATAATCAAAATACTTCAAATCAAATGCGACAACATAACTGTTGTTCTTTCTTCCAATGATCCGCACATATTCAACAGGAAGAGGGATTACCATTGCATTGATTCCAAGCGCATTGATTTCCGTTATATTCTGGATTTCATAATCAGTCAGCGCCATTCTATAGTCTGGTGTGGTCGCAGCAGTTTCAAAGTAAGCGACATACATACCATCATTGGCATTCTTGAAAATACCATCGCGGATAATTTGCTTGTATCGAATGGTGCTTAGTGTACCTTCCATTTTTGCTTTATTGGAACGATAATTTCTTGGCTTTCTGCCATCTGGCCGGCGTGACTTAGAAACAATAACACCATCTAATGTGTGCATTGACTTCATATAGTCGATTGCGCCAGACACAACGCCATTCGTTCGGTAAGCCCACTTTGCCATTCTGCGCAGCTCCGTAATATGGTTCATTGGGTTTTTCGTAAAAGCACGGATCTCCTGAATGGTATATGGAGATTCGCTTGACCCGCAAAGCATATTGATATATGCGCTTCCAATACTTGTATTGAACTCGTGGGTATGATCTTCAGCCTTAACGACAGCATTTTCCTCGTACACACGGTCTCGTTTCCAGAACTGATACCATTTCTTTTCACTCTGCAACTTCATCACCTCCTTCAGTTAAATAGTGGAACATATTCGTACTCCGCCGTATCGGACAACAAATCATGTTCAAGCATTTGGGCAAAATAATTACCGTAAGAAACAGAGGTGTATCTGTCCTTACGGTCATTGTTGTTCATAATTTTGATCAACCCAGTCTGATCGCCTCGCTCATATTCAAGATTGATCATCTCATTGATTAAAGCAACCGTTTCTATATAGGGTCTTTCAAAGAATAGCTGCGCTTCAACATCAGCAGTCGCATATTCTGGGATAAAATTAGAAATCTCATCAACCGCCTCAGTATTGCTGATCAGCAAGTCGATCATCCCAGAATTCAGAGCATTACGCATGGACTCAGCAATATTGCTGTTCGTTTCGAGTTGTGCCTTAATGACATATACATTCTCTTCAGCGCCGGCAATCTGAATTCTGTTCGCAACCTTTTCGTCGTTCATACATTTCCATGGTTTGTATTCAATGTTTCTCTCTTCATCAAACAAAACCTTTGCGAGCATATCATAAACGGAAATACCGGCGTTACGTCCGTCGAGAACGCAATAGTCGGCGTTAAAATCCGTATACAATTGTTTGATGCGGATAGCCTGCTTAGTGGTCTCCCCTCCATGAACAGACTCCATATAGACAACCTGACGGCGATATCCTCTTTTAACCGTAATATGCTCGCCGGCTGTGTCCATCACCTTATGCTCCTGGCTTTCTGGCAAAAGTCTGATGCAGGAGAAGATAGAGTTATCCGTATCGTTTCCGCCCTCCATTGCAATATCACAAGACAATACTCTGATTTCCCCCACCTGTTTTGGAATATCGTATTTGTTCTTTTGCTTCAAAAGAGCTTCATCATTTCTGCGCGGATAAAACGCCCGCTTTAGTCTTCTGTTTCGGTTCAACTGATCATAGTTAAAGAAAGACCTGGCATTTTCCGCAATCATCTGGTTCTCGTACTCAATCGCCCAGGACATCGGATCGAGTTTCTTTCGCTCTTTAATTAGGAAGTTCCTGGTTTTAATGTTGTGTTTCAAAGCAATGCTGTAGTCCATCGCAATAACACACGATGTACCACCAGACAACATATCCTTTGTAAATGTCTGAATCAGATTCCACATCCAGTGGTTCTGATACCATGCGGAGCTGATATACACTTCCTTAGGCTCTTCCTGCATCCCGGCATACTCTTCTTGCTTCAAATAGTCTGCTTGCCGAACAAATAGGAACGGAGAAAGAACACTGTCAATGATATTCTTCGCAATCATACGGAACTCTTCGTAGATCATAACGGTCGCACGATAACCACGAGCGTTCTCATTAGCGGCAACAACTACAATAGAACTTCCGTTCTTAAAAATAACCTCAATCTCATTCTGGTTGTCCTTAAAACTGTCTATCTCCGCTTCAAGCAGCGGCGACTTTGGCAAAAGCTCCTTTTTTATCTTTTCTGACACGATGAGTCTCGCCTGTTTCTTGGTAGCCGATGCCACAACGATCCTTGCCCCAGGCCGTAGGATTGCCTCTTTACAGGCGAACACGGCAATAAGGAAAGACTTTGCTGCGGAACGGGCGGCTACAATGCAGAAGCTTGGAAAATACTCCATCAGATAAAGAATGATATGCTGATATAGATGAAGAACAATCCCAAAGTAGTGCTCTACAAACCTCGATGGGTTTCTCCTATAAAAAGTGAGCCACAAAAGTACACGCTGAACATTTTCTACTTTGTGCAAATAGTGCGTAGACGGGAAATGTTCGTGCAAATGCTTTTGCCGCTCATCCATTAAAACATCATAGTTCATCACATCATTCCTCCTGGGAAAGCTTGTATTCCTTATCAAGCTCTTTTGATCCGGTTAGGAGGTTTTTCAGAGGTCTAAAAATAAAGCGAGAACAATAACTTCCTATATCATCAAAGTCCTTAAACAACTTTTTGTCCTTGTAGAATTCCGCCGGGGTATACTTTTCAATATCCCTTGCCCATAGGCCAAGAGGATTCAACTGGACGGACTCTTCCTTCTTCTGCCGGCGATCCTCAAGCTCAGTCGTCGCCGCATTGATATATTCCTTGTATGTCTTCGCCAATGCGCCAATTCCAGAATCTCCGTTCTGCACGGACTTCTGCAACTGCAATTTCAAATAGCAAAGGCTCTTATAAAGCTCGTCCTGGCGCTTATCCTCAGGTTCACCGTATTTTTTCACCCAATCGTCATACTCATATTGCAGCGTTTCATAATCCTGATCACTGAATCCAAGACCGAACAATTGGATGGTCTCAATCGGAGTCATAATTTTGGGATTATCTTTTACCGCTTGAATTGTCTCTGCGTTTTCGACTTTATTTGCTCTGCGGTAAAGAATTGTATCTGCATAAGACGCTCCCTTTGTCTGCGCCAAATTCAACTTGGAAAAATATTGGCTTACCTTACTTCTGTTTGGAGACGGGTGCTTTTTGGCATTTGCCCATGCTCCTTCATCAAAGCAGGTGTTAATCGTCGCGCACAAAAGCTCCATCGCTTTATCCTGGTCTCCGTCAAACACCTCATCACGATAGTATTCAAAGGATTTATCCAGGCACCTTCTGCAAATCGTAAGATAACCGCCATTACCTGCATAATAAGGAGACGGGGTGACATTAAAATTATCCTTCTGTCGCATATATCCCTTACCACATGCGCTGCAATGATACGGGTATTTGTCGTCGTTCTCCAAATTCATTCGTTCAGGGCGCTGCGTTTTTGCTGCGGCTCCCTTTTTCAAATCATTTGCCACTCCATTTCCTCCTTTCGGCAATAATAAAAAAAGCGACACACAAAAAGTGTGTCGTAGAATGGTGCGCTCAGCGGGACTCGAACCCACGACTCGCTGCTTAAAAGGCAGCTACTCTACCAACTGAGTTATGAGCGCATATTAAGTTTACCCGGTTTGCACGGTTGCCCCACTTATTTAACGCCAGTTGGTGACTCCCTTTAGGCACAAGACACGATCATCATATAGTGATTTTATTCCTCCAAATAAAATTGCTGTCCATGTCTTTATTATGGTGGAACGAGATGGTAACGATCCATCATCCTGCGGTTTTTCAGACCGCCGCTCAGACCTCGTAAGCTATCGTTCCATATAAGAGGGAAATCACCATACGATTTCCCTGGCTCCAATATACAACATGGTATATGGAGTATGGCGGCGGAAGTAGGACTCGAACCCACGGGAGTAGTTAGCTCACATCAGTTTTCAAGACTGCGCCGTTATGACCACTTCGGTATTCCGCCGTATGTTAAGAAGCTCTACGATACACCCTCGCAGAATTCTTATTTCTGGATTTATATGTAGGAAGCTGACTATCGCAATTAGGGCAAATCAGTCTCAAATTATTTCTAAAATTATTTGATGCGTCCCCGTCTATATGGTCTAAAATAAAATTCAAACGCTCTCCATTCCAAAAATTATCTATACCACATATAGCACATCTACCATTCTGATCGTCCAGAATATATTGTCTGATACACCCTCTTAATGTTGTTGATACACCTATGTTTGCATCTCCTATTTTAAGCCATCTTTCTATCTTTTCTCTTTTTCTTTTGGCTCTAAGACAATCGATACAATATCCAGATGTGTTTTCTCTGCAAATTTTACACCCACAATTCACACAATATCTTTCTATACCTAATCCTCCATAATCTCAATTGGTAGGGGAGGTGGGAGTCGAACCCACTCAGCTCGAAAGCAACAGTTTTACAGACTGCCCCAGCTCTCCGACTCTGGCGCTCCCCTATGTGTTAGCGCCGAACACCCTATTAAATCGCTTTCATTATGCGGGGCTTCTATTGTTTATTTGCCGGTAGAATTTTAGCCATTAACCGTGGCGCATGGTGCCGGTAGTAGGAGTCGAACCTGCAACCTGCCGCTTATCTGGCGCTACGGGGCATAAATCCGCTGCTCTGCCAATTGAGCTATACCGGCATGGAAAGCCATAACAAGACACAATAGAGAAAGGGAGGTAGAAAGAAAGGAGATGGTTTGAAAGAATACTTAAAATATGTGATATTGCTGTATGTGTCTTTATTGGCAGGGGCTGAAGGACTCGAACCCTCATCAACGGTTTTGGAGACCGTCATGCTACCATTGCACCAAACCCCTATATTGGCGACTCCAACGGGACTTGAACCCGTGACCTCCGGCGTGACAGGCCGGCGTTCTACTCTTCTGAACTATGGAGCCATACTGGTGCCGTCAATGGGACTTGAACCCATACGAGATTGCTCCCACCAGCCCCTCAAGCTGGCGTGTCTGCCATTCCACCATAACGGCATTCATTACTTGTCCCATGGGATTTTATCGTATAGATCATACGGGGAGTCACCCGTGGCAATCTTCTCAAATCCGCCAGGAACGATCTTCCATAGTGTATGTTTTTTCTTTTCGTTGTTCTGGCTTATCTGAAATTCCTGCCCGCATTTTGTCGTACAGTGTACGCCCAATCCGTTTTCTGAGGACGGAATTTTTCGTACTAATCTCTGTTTACTTCCTGCGTTTTCTGTCAAAGATTTTCTTGGCACAAATATCTCCCTTTCTTCATGGTGATGCCGGCGGGGATTGAACCCGCAAACTCCGGCTTGAAAGGCCGGCAACTCTACCAATTCGTCCACGGCACCATTTGGTACTCCCAACGGGACTCGAACCCGTATTACCGGCTTGAGAGGCCAGCCTCCTATTCCAGTTAGAGGATGGGAGCATTTTTGCACAAAACCGAACCAACATCTTATGATAGTTGGCTGGGGTAGCTGGACTCGAACCAGCGAATACGGGAGTCAAAGTCCCGTGCCTTACCACTTGGCGATACCCCAATATTTTCTTATCGGATGTTGCATTCTGTATCAAAGTATGGTATAAATGTAATAACCAAATCGATTGGAGGCAATGTATTATGGCTGAAGAAAAAGCAAAACGCACTCGTCGCACTGTGGAAGACAAAATTGCAGAAATCGACGCAAAGATTGCAGCTCTTGAAGCAAAGAAACAAGAACTTCTTCGACCCGCTAAGATGAAAAAGATTATCGAAGAAGCTTCCGCCAACATGACTCCAGAAGAAATGGCTGAAAAACTTGGCATTAAGCTTTGACCCTCTCACCCCGCCGAAAGGCGGGGTTTTACTTTTATCGTGCCTGCACTCCCGATTCTCCAAACAGGATCTCTCGCTGACCAGGCCATACCATCCAGTCCTTTGTGGCAGAGACAAACGAGCGTAGTTATTTTATTGATCGTGCTTTTACTACCACACGGATGGTACGCCAGAGAGGAATCGAACCCCCAGCCTTAGGATTAGAAGTCCTATGCTCTATCCAATTGAGCTACTGGCGCATATGGAGATACCGATAGGACTCGAACCTATGATCCTGGGGTTGCAGCCCAGTGCCTTACCACTTGGCTACGGTATCATAGTTGGTGCTGGCGGTGGGACTTGAACCCACACGGTATCGCTACCAGCGGATTTTGAGTCCGCCGCGTCTGCCATTCCACCACGCCAGCTAATTTTCACAGAGCACCTTGTTTGGTTTGATCAGTTAAAAGTTGATTCCATGTATAAAATTGCTGTATGTGCTCTTTATGGTACGGGTAACAGGGGTCGAACCTGCACAGGATAGCCCACCAGATCCTAAGTCTGGCGCGTCTGCCAATTCCGCCATACCCGCATATAAACCTGGCATAGCGTTAGGCCGTCGCCCGCAGCCACTTCTAAAGCGTCCAATAGAAATGCCAGGGTATATCCCACTTGGCTCTACATCACTAACGGGCTGTGGGCTACCGAGGGATTCACCAACTCCCCAAAGGCTCGACTATTATTTTTATAGATGCCCGCGATCAAAGCATCTTTGGCAACAACCTGTCAAGTAGATAGTCACAAGTGCGCCAGGTGGAGTTGGCAACGAGATTTGAACTCGCAACATTCGACTTGGAAAGCCGACGCTCTACCATTTGAGCTATACCAACACAAATGCAAAACTTATTTCCTATACTCTATTCCATACGATCTGCACCACTTCCTAACCGAATTGCCAGACACACCGTACATTTTCCCTATGGCTAACATACTGCATTTGCTTATCAAGCACTTTAATTCATCGACAGATGGGCGATTAACTTTTCTTCTTTCTTTAGAAAGACAGTCTCTACATTTCCCATGTTTTGTAATGCCAATCGGCTTGTTGCACAAAACACACCTATCTATATATTCTTTTGGAGAATAAACAACTCTTTTCTCATTTGTTTCTACATACCTACCAGTTTTATGGAATCTTGCATGATTCGTCTGATCTACAAATACCAGTAAGTTATCATGATTATAATTAAAACGATCTCCGTCTATATGGTGAACAACCTCTTCTTCTTTCAGCTCTCTCCCTATCATTTTTTCAGCCTCAATTATATGCCTATCGACACATCCATTTTTCTTAGCTCTATGATGCTCTGGAAAGTATACCTCAGGGTATTCTTCGTACATTATATCCTCCAAAAAATACTATTCTTATGGTGCTCGATGACGGGATCGAACCGCCGACCTCATCCTTGTAAGGGACACGCTCTCCCTGCTGAGCTAATCGAGCATACTGACCGATTCAAGGTATCGGCCATACCTTCAGATATTCGCTATCTAAATGCGGCGGTTTCATCAAAAACCTGCTGAACTTCATTGCTGCCAGATGCAAAGGTTTCAATTCCCAATTCCGTTTATAGTCTCTGCTCTATTCGTTGGGCGGGCATGGTTGCGGGGACAGGACTCGAACCTGTGATCTTCAGCTCATGAGGCTGACGAGATAGCCGCTTCTCTACCCCGCAATATATGGATAGTTCCAAAAATAGCAATTCGCCAAGACACTTTAATACATTCATAAGCCCAATTTATGTGTAGTAAAGTTGCTGTGAGTGTCCTTCTGCGATCACGCTATAAAAGCTCTCTATCCTGCTTTTTAGTTTGGCTGGCACGGCGGGACTCGAACCCGCAACCCTCCGGTTAACAGCCGAATGCTCTACCAATTGAGCTACACGCCAATATCATCCCACGAGACGCATTGTTGAAAATAAGCACAAGAGCTTACACAAAGATAAACCCAAATCATCTTTTTTGTTTCTGTTAATATTGCTGTTAGCGTCTCAACATCCAAGGCACACTTTGTTTCTTGAAGAGTAAGAATTACAAAAGTATTGCTGTTCGTGCCTTATATAAATCACTTCATATGATCCACAATCCCATTGCAGATCTGTTCATAGAACACAAGCCATTGAAATGCATCTCCCTTGGTTTTATCGAAATTATGAAAATCATATGTTTTATCTCTCATAAGGAGAGCAATATCATTTGGCTTCATTATTTCAAATAACTTCATAAAGTTTACGAACTTGCACCATGCCACATTATGAAGTAAAATAGACCCCCAATTATCATCATAGATGAATTTCTTGGATGCGTTTTTACCAAGATACTTATTCGCTCTGTATGAAAATGGGGTTCCATAATCCGCTGGGTCAATCGGCATCTCAGGGCAAAAGTATTCGTTATGATATATGTAGATATCATTGTCTTTCACAAACACCTGAGATTTCAGCTTTATGAATTTGACTCCGAATACTGGCTTCATACCCTTTAGTTCTTTTGGTTTTATTGGCCTTTGTCCGTAGGATTTACATACACATTGAAGCAACTCATATCTAACTTCATACCCAAAGAACTTTTCCCATACCAATTTTGGATCTGATAAAGTCCACATGAAATTCACAATATGGGCGTTGTTGTTTTGTTCTTGAAATTCACACATGTCGTACCAGCTATCGCCCATTCTTGTAAGTCGCAGCTTCAATTCTCCCCATGGAAATAATCGTCGCAAAACCGTTCTTCCTCTATAATCAATGCAGGAGTCGTCCGCTGCGTCAATCAGGAGATCTATATATCGAAGGTAGCCATCGTCATCATAAGGCTCAATCCTCGCATTAGGCCATGACCTCTTCGCATCGTCAATCGAAGGATAATACAGATGCATTACACCATTTTCAGTTGTAACAGCAAATCGATCCATTGTATTTCCTCCAATGCTTTTGTTGGTCTGAGTGGTGGGACTCGAACCCACAACCTCGTGACCCCAAATCACGCCGTCTACCAATTGACGTACACCCAGATAAGTGGTGGAGCAGGCGGGAATCGAACCCGCGTCCGAAATTCCTACATGAGCAAAACATTCTTACGCAATAGCCAGCTTTTAAGCGTTCGCTTGTCGGCGGGTGCCACGATGCCAGCAAATCTTACCCAGGGCGTACCGGAACGGTATCGCCTCCACCACCTTGTTTGTGTAGGGGTAACAAGGAAACCAAATGGCCTATTCTTCTATCCTCAAGCGTTTACCAGGCCAGGTTCGCTGTTTTGGATGCTCAAGTTATCTCAAGCGGCAATCCGGCTTTCTGCAAAAGCAGCAAAAGCAGGATGAATCATTACAACAGTTTCGTCGTTTCATTTTATTTTGACCCTTCGGCGGTATCATACCTGCGTGTTTTGCACTCTCAAAACCCCGTCGAACCCATTACTGCCCCATATTAAATTTTGGTCGAGACAGGAAGAATTGAACTTCCGACCTCACGATTATCAGTCGTGCGCTCTACCAACTGAGCTATGTCTCGTTATCACCGTGCGTCCGAAGAACCTCGTCCATGGCCGATAGGTTTTTGACTGGAATTGCAGTAAAGTAATGAGCTTAACCACTCAAACGTCAACATAACCAACACAGTTTACTGGTGGAACTGATGGGAGTTGAACCCACGACCCCCTGCTTGCAAGGCAGGTGCTCTCCCAACTGAGCTACAGCCCCATATTGCTCCGCCCCTTTCGAGGCGGAAGCAGATTAGATAAAAGATTAGCAACTAAAGCCGGGCAGCAACGCACACGACCAGTCAGCATAGTGATAGTCGGCCGAGCCATCCGTGCCGACAGAGCAGAAACGGTTGCTAATGCCGTAATAGGCGGAGCGGAGCCACTGACACACACGATCTCCATTTTCATCAAGTGCAAAGTATGGTACATCCTCCTGACGATAATACTCATACCAGTGTCCCTCTCCTGGAGCAGAGTAAATACAGCGGCCAAACAGTTCCTTTTCACTCTTCAGCCACAGCTTACAGATACTCTTGATAATATCCTTACTGCAACTGCCAGCGCTGGTCAGCTTGATAACGGGCTTGATAATAGCCTGTAGCTCATCAGAGCAAAGAGACAACAGCTCTCCGTCCATCCGCTTTCTTGCCTTGCACCAATCCCAGCCGCCGGCGTTTGTGGCCTCGTCATTCATAGACCACTCATCTTTGTAAGCCCTAACCATATCCCACGAAATCGGTGCCTTGCCGCTTCCGTCGGCCAGATCATCATGGTCAAATCCAATGATTTTCCATTCAGCATCATAGCCATTCTTCATATGGTCTTTCTTTGTGGCACCAAGCGCAAAGGTCTCACGAGCCTTTCCCGCAGCGCCAATTGCCTCAATCTCACTCCATGTAAGATGATTAAGATCCTTCAGCGGGGACACCATTGGAACTGGGACAATCGGCCTACTGTTCACCATAGGCACTCCACAATTGGCACAGTCAAAGTCGAGAACAATCACGCCATCCTTACATGATACATCGATAGCCTTAAACATACCAATGTCTTTCTCTCTGATGCTGATCTTCATAGAACTGCTCTCCCTTAAAATAGATTAACTAACTCCTTGAAAAAATCAATAGCTCAATCATACCTATCACTGGGTCTTCACCCTACCTCCATTGTCTTCTTACAATTTTCTGCCACCAGGAAGATAAGTCTGAGCTTCGGGGAGCGACCCCTAACTTCTTACCCCAGTATCGCAACAGGATAAGCCATGCTGCGTACATAAACCTGTGCGGGAATGCTTACCCGCAAATTTCACCGTTCTTTCAGAAATTTTCTTTTACAAAATCCATATTTGATATAGAAAAGATCATCTTCAAACCCGTCATACGGCTACTTTAACCGGCGACTTTCGTTATAGCAGAATTTCTTCTGCATCAAGACGGAGCGTATTGTTGGCCTACCTCTGTCATTATGGTTGCCACACCATAACCCCTTAGGCTTATTCTCCCACTGGGAGCGTCTATTGCTACGCCCGAAAGTTCCGTGCATTTTGCAGCGACAACTCTTGGCAACACACATTTTTGTTGGTGGTTTCCGCCTCCCTACGGTATATCACTATACCATAGCCGCCCAATCGAATAGGTATCCCTATTCAACCAAACGGAAATTACTGTGCGTCTCAGAGCGCTGACACGCTTTATTCACTGAGTTAATAATAAGCATGATTCAGATATTGATTTATCAAGGTTCATTCATTGTGGAGCTGGCGGACGGACTTGAACCCCCGACCTGCTGATTACAAATCAGCTGCTCTACCAACTGAGCTACGCCAGCAGATTGAGATTGATTAGCTATCTCCTGTTGACATGTATTACTATACCAGACAGAAACGCATTTGTCAATAGGAATTAGCAAAATTATTTTATTTTTTTTGGTGGCTGAGATTGGAGTCGAACCAATGTCTCCTGCTTATGAGGCAGGCAAGAATACCACCTTCTCTACTCAGCCAAATTGATCGGGGGATTTGCTCCCCCGATTTATTTTTCCTCTCTTACCATGCGGATCAGCTCGTCGCCTGGACGGAAAACGACATTCTTATAGCTTTCCACCATAATGCGTTCTCCAGTTCCAGGGTGAACGGCTGGATGAGATTGGAACATCTTTGGCTCAAATGTCCCGAACCCTCTGATAGATACCTTATCCCCTCGAACGAGAGCTTCTGCAATCTCTTCAAAAATATCGTCAATTGCATTCTTGATCGCATATTTCTTATACGATTTCTTTTCTGCCAATGCGTTAATTAAATCTGTTTTGTTGATATTCACGCCACGATTTCGCTCCTTTGTTGACGATATGCGTTTGTATCAAAGTCAACATCGTAGTAGGCCATAATCCCATCGTATGTGCAAACACAAACCAACTGCTGCTGCGAGCCATAGATCCTCTTCCCCACACAATAATCGTCCATGCCAAGAAAGCTGCCGGCCATAACCGTTTTTACTCCCTGCACATTATCAATCTTGTTGTGGTGCAGATGGCCTGACAAAATCGCATACACGGGACGCTGCGCCATGGTCTGAAGAGACTGTACCTTGCTTGGCGATCCGTCGTAATCTCCATGCACACCAAGGTATGTTTTGCCCCTTATATTGACCAGATACATGGTGTCGTCAATTTTTTCGTAGTTGTCAAACACAACGTTCTGAAAGTTTTGCAGCCTCGCTTTTAGATACCACTCAACTAAATCGTCGAGCCGTTCATGCGGGGATGCAAGGTCTTTCTCTTCCAGGCGAGAATGGTTTCCTGCCACTGAAGAGAAATAAACATTCTTAAAATATGGACTCAGTTCTGACAAGAACTCTGCTATCAGTTCAGAAACACCGACAACTTGCTCAATCACATTTTCTCTGTTTGAGACGGCAATTGATTTATGAATATTTCCACTGATGAGATCCCCGTTTGCCCATACATAGCAATTCTCTGCCCCATGCAGATTTGAAATAGAGATAATCTTCCCTATGTAGTCCTGTAGCATCATGCGGCAGGCATCGGAATTGTAATAATTCCAATAGTTATCGACGCAAGCCCCAAAATGCAAGTCATTCAGACTCACGAGTAGATCCTGCTCCGTGGGCTGTACATTGTTCTGGGCATATGTAAGCTTAGGCAAAACACCATTCTCAATAGCTCTCTCAAGGATCTCCTGGTTTTCATCCCGTCTTGCCATATCTCGCACGACTTTGTTAAGTGCGTTTCTCTGGTCAAAAAATCTTTGCCGTTCCTTTTTGAACTCCAACATTTTTTGGTCAAGCTCGTCCAAATACGATTCGCCGCATGACTCGCTTGCGTATTTCTCCTTGAAATACTTCATAACCCGATATCCACAGTAAGGGGTTACATTGGCCGCTTTTCTAAGGCTGTCATAATGCACATCGAGTCCAAGAAGATCCACAATATCTGACCACTCAAGATCAGACGGATTTTGCTCTATCTTGGTTTCAATCAGCCTAAGGCCATATTCATATGAGTCTTCATTTTCCAGTTGGCTATACTTCGGATTCAAGCTACATCCCTCCCATCCTGTGGTAATGGGACGCAACGCTCAATGGTTAAGTTTATTCCAACCACCCCATCCCATCTTTTCAGTAAATTCATAAGGTCATAGCACTTCGTATCGCAATCCGTATATTCCGTTATTGTCATATCGCTTAGATCAATAATGGCATTGTCGAATCTTTCTCTCCGCTCGAAATCAGCCATATTTTCGCTCCTGCAATTCTGCTCGTTTCTTACGAAGCGCTCTCTCCTTATCGATTTGCGCAACGATGTTGGCCGCAGCATAGTTCGTATCAGCAATCGCCCGCATCATTCCCTCATGTTCTGTTGCATAGTAATGGTGGCGTTTTGAATCCTGAACCATTGTCCGCGTGACCTTGTACTCTGGGTACAGCTCCCGGAGTAACTTTGCCTCTTCCTTTGTTACTGGAATCATAAAATAAATCAATCCTTTTCATAAAAATGTCCCAGGCCGTGAGTATTCCCACGGCCAGACGGACAGGAGATACCGAATATCTTAATAAAAACGGTTTTCTTCCCTTAAAGGGACATTTCTATTTTGGATGTGAAACAATCGTTAATCAACGGTTAGATTTGCAAATCCAGAATGACAAAATATGCGATTTTGCCAATTATGGCAAAGCATATTTTGCCGTTGAAAAACGGCTTTTTCCGTATATGAAACATCGAAATTAAACATGGGGACATTCATACAGTTTTTCGCTGTTTTCTCTTCTTTTCTCGCTCATATTCTCTCACTCTTCGTTGTTGGCATTTATCACACCTCTTCTTGTTTCTGACAGAACTACTTACCTCAAACTCTTTTCCACAATCAATACATCTCACAATCCGCTTTAGAACAGGTTGATATGAAGAACATTTTGTGCAGATCTTTTGCTGTGGACTTGTTGGTACAAACCTCTCCCCGCATTTTCTACACTGAATTGATCCAGCAGGAACATTTCTCTTTAAGTTTTCCAGAACCACATCTCCGAAACACATCCAAAAAACATTCTTCCTCTTGCTCTGCTTCATATGGAAAAGGTATTTAACCAGCGTGTCACAAACATCATTCATGCTATATCCTAAAGACTCAAACTTGTTAAGGATACTATCACTCACATACGCAAAGTTTGCACTGTCATCATAAAAGCTAATTGAATACCGATACTGCTTTTCAACCTCATTGTATAAATCAATAACATCTTGCAATACTGAAACCTTTTTGTTAGGTTCGCTAAGCATATATTGGTAATGAAACGCACCAATATTTTTGGCCGAAAATGACATCCTCTTGTTAGGCACAATCTTATCAAGCTGATTGACCACGCTCGAATTGATTTTTTGAACCTGGTGTGACGACTTATTCTTTGCATAAACAAAGAAATGCGGTGCTTTCATTCCAGTGATTCTTGACAGCCTCGAATTGATATGGTCTGGCCTGGTTGGTTTATAGAGCGTCTTTGCATAATCAATGCAGAAGTTGTTCTCCATGCAAAGGATCTTAATTGCATCAAGGTCAACGTCGTCGCTGTTCCAAATCTTCGTAATATCATTGCTGATAACTCCGATATTTCCACCAGTCCACGCAGCCCGTAACCCATGGAAGATTTCTTCCGGCGTTACAATGACTGCTCCGGCTTTTGCCATCTCATAATACAGCGGCACAATATCTTTCATGTTCCGCTCCGCAATCTGGATAATCAATGAATCAGCGCACACAAGGCTCTTATCTCCGTCGCAATCAAACTGCAAAATCTTAGAGATAAGATCGTGGCAGCTTGTATACAACGCATTTGGAGTAAACCACTTCTTTGTTTCCCTCGTCACAACATTCTTTCTTACCGCATGTTCTCTGTATAGATGGGGAGACCTCAAGCAGTCAAGCTTTTCGCATCCTCGATATAAGTAACTCGACACTTCGCCGTCTTTCAAAAGGCCAGACGGGTCTTTATCTCCAAGAAACAGCCATTGGCAAAAAGCATACAGGTCAGGGATGAGGAACATATACTTTGCTGATAAATCCAGTTTCGCAGCCCTACCCTCTTTAACCAGGTTCTTCTTGATTTGCCGCAGCATCTCTTTGGTGTACGGGTCTGAAAGAAGCTCTGGGTATATACTTAAACACTCCTGAAAAGCGTTCTTGTTTTGATATTGGGACGAAGCCCCAAACACATCAAGCATCGTCTCTCTGTCCGACGCGATTTTCAAAATCTTATTGACCGAACGATCCGCAAGCTGCTCAATCTCATCCGGCGTTATATCAGTCAATGTCTGAAGCATCTGGTAGTTCAGCTTGGCATCAGGCAAAAAATTCTCTTCCTCGTTGCATTTTCCAGCGCTACACCCATACTTCTGGTACATCGCAATGTACTCTTCCCAGCTTGAATAGTATTTGTGCATCTTGAACTGGCTCTTCGTAAAAATAACCTGTATGCCCTCTTCAAGAATATCATGTTCTTTCCCATAGATATCTTTTACTATGCCATGGCGGACACCAGGCTCTTTCTGATCCGCTTCCATAATGAACTTGTCATATGGGAATACGGCAAGAAGACCTTTTACCCAAGGAAGCCGTACCATGGTGTTCTTCTGATTGCACGATGGAAGAACCATCCCACACCCATCTGTATGGGTAATCGGGATGTCCATTTCTTTCCGCTCCGCAGTGTATGTCCTATGATCGATAAAATCAACGACTCCATGAACCATCGTTTCCATATCGTCTACCACGATAGACTTCGTGATATCAAATCCCTCCCAGGGATCGGTTGCACTATTGCACAAAGCAAGGTATGCGAGGTATTTGTTGATATTGATTCCACCATGCTCATTGATCGAATCTACAGTAAGACCGCACATAAGCGTTTTCTGGTGTTTCTTCCACACACTCTCTTTGATGAATACGGTCTTCTTCGTCCTGATCTGGCCGGCAGACGCAGTAAAACACACATATCTTTCTCCATTGTAAAAATATCCGTTAAGAATTAGGTCTTCAATCACATCAAAATAGTATGTACGGATCACCATGAAATCATCGTAGAGTTGTCCAGTTTGCATACCAAGCGTCCTGGTCAGCATCGACTCAAAGACTGAAATCACATTTTTGTCTACCACATATTCGTCCCGAAGCTTTCTTGTAGCTCTGTGAGACTGTAACAGACGAAGCAATTCATCTTTTAGTGGCTTAATGCTGCTATTGTGATTTTTTATCTCTTTCGTAATCTGACGAATTCTATCTTTGTCTCCGATACAAACCGGAGAATCTTTTGGTATCTTATACAGCTTGCGATACCTCGCCTCTGCCTTTTCGAGAGATAGGCCATTATAGTGGTACTCAGATAGGATTTCTTTCTCAGCCTTTAGCCTATTCTTGCATAAACAGTGGTCGTTAATTGTTTTTTCCAACTGCTTTTCTTCATCTGTATAAAATGCACTGGTATCAAAGCTATAAATATGAATCTGCTTATCGAGACTTATACCTATCTCCCCCTAACAGTCAAACCTTGATTAAATCCCCGCTCCAAAACAACCAGCCGGCAGGATCTTCTTTCAACGAAAACAGGTTGCCATATTTACCAACGCCGTCATCAACAATCGCCGTAAACTCATCGTCTTCATGATCAGCAACAAATTTCTTATACAAATCAGAAAGGCGATCATAATCTTTGCCATTTCTAATTGCGTCAACATTTAATTTCACTCTGTCTCCGCTTTGAATCGTCTGTGTTGACTTCTTGATTGCCTGTAGGCCGACAAGCACATCAAATGAGCGCTTGTCGATCCCAAGCTTTCTTAAATTTTTCTGCTGCTCCCGTTTCTGTTCCCTATTCATGTACGCAGCCTCACTGTTTCGATGTCAAATACTCACCAAGAAGAGCAAGAACCTCTTCAAAGAACTCTCTCCAATAAGGATCAATCTGAATTGAAGATTTGTTGGCCTCATAATAGGTCACTGCCGTGCCTCCAAGAACATACGACATTGCCTGCCAATCACAAATCATTTCAAGGTAAGCGCAAATCTTTGTGTCTACGCTATATGAGGAAATAAAGCCGCCGTCCTCATCAACCCAGTATTGCCAATGGTGGTCATTTCTTCCGCAATGAATCTTCCACGCCTTATCGAAAGCAGCCTGGTCAACCTGCTCACCATCAACAGGATAGAAGTGTTGACGATACGGTACGAACTCTTCTTCTGAAAACTTGCTGTCATCGTGACACTTGATTCTCCAGTTCATTTCATCCACAATATAAGGTCTTTGGAGAAGAGGAACGCCCATTGTAGCATTTTTCAATTCGTCCCAGGCTTTTTGAACATTTTTCTTGTGTTCTGCAAGATAATCCATATATTCACTGGTCTTTTGCAGCAAATCCGTTTTACTTACCATGTAAAATTCACTTCCTTACCAATAGATCTAAATCATAATGATCGCTTACACTGCCCAATGTGGGACATGTTCTTTTTCAAACCCTGGACACATTTCGTGTAGGTGCTTTCCACAATAAACAACAGATTCTTCCTCATCAATTGTATTTACCCATCCGCCATTATATCTTATTTCTCTATTTTTCATGACAGCTTTCATTTTGTGCTCGCACCCATCACACCAAGGCCCAATATGGCAATCTTCAACCTTAGCACTGATTTCATCTGCAAGTCTCTTTACTTCAGAACAAGCTAACTCATAATCGTGTTTCAAATCAGATAACTGACGATTTTGCTCATGGATTTTATCATTAAGCCTTTCTTTTTCTTGCAATAGAGCGATTCGTTCTTCTTCCAATCTCGAACATTTCCTAAAGTTAAACATTAGAATCACCACAATTTTTATATAAAAAGCATGTATATTACAACTGTTGCTCTTCAACAAGCAATTGATACTCTTCGTAATTTTCCCTTACGACATCGGAATAGAAATCCTCATCTAAACTGTCGTCAATCGGTGTGAAATCATCACACGGATTTTCTTCATTACACTTTCCATACCAATAGCAGATGGCGCATTTATCATTATGGCTCATCTTCACCGCTCCTTTCTGAACTTACATGCGCATCATCTCCTATCATACTTAATCTTTTCTGCCTGCCTCGTTCAAGACGCGCCTTTGAAGCTTCAATTTGTTCTTCTGTTAATACCACTTTCTTTTTCGGCTTTACTTTCATCCACGACGCTGGAATATGTGCGATCAGGCTTCCGTCGTTGTTTACATGCCGAATGTCTACTTCATCAGGATGAGACTCTTTCAATTTGTAAATATAATTGATCCATTTGCGCTCACTGGTAAACAAAGTCGCATAGTTTTCCCCTGCTGCATGATCAATTGAGGTTTCTCTAATATCATCCATCTGCACCAATCTCCCGCGATAAAAATTCAAGTATATTGTTCATGCAGATATCTCTCGCAGTCTTATTAAAACCGTCAATTGCGTTACATGGAGTATTGCAGCAGACCAAATCACACGGAGGTATAACCGCACGATCACAAATGAAATTAGCCATATTCTCTTTGGAGGAAGAAAGAAATTCAAATACCGTCATGTTCCACCTCTGTATCTGAAACTCTATCAAACTCCAAAACCCAAACCATTGGGTTGTCATCCCAAGAGTATCGATTTCTCATCGGTTTACTAAGCGACATATCCCACTTATCCGAAAATGCAAATCTGGGATCTATAACACCAGGGAGCCATACGCCCTCTTCCCTAATATCGTTATCCGAAATATCTTGCAGCCGCTCTTGACGAATAGCCCTAATAGAAAGGAATAGCCTTATCGCCTCTTCTGGAATCCTGGTAGACTGCACCCATAAAATCTTCTTCGTTTCATTTTCTGAATCTGCTCTGTAAACATACTTGCCGTCCACATAAGCCCAGGTTTCCTTTATGCCTAAAATATCTCCAACACTATACGGCGGGGATGAATCTCCGTCCGTCTCTGAAGATTGTCGGACTGGAATACGCATTTGCGACTTATCGCCGCTTAAAATCATGCGAATATCCTCTCCGTTCATCTTAATGAAAAATTGTCCGATATCGTTCACCTCCTACCACTTTATACATGCGACCATATAGATCCGCTGACTATTTTTGAGATAAGGTTTGGCGAAACACCAAACATCTCTGCAATCTCTTTCCGATTGCACTTTTGCCCCTTGCCTTTTGGAATATAGTTCTGGCGAATATATAGAACATCCGCCTCTGTCAACTTAGACATTCCATTACTGCTTCCAACATAAGCGCCGATATGGGACAAGTACCCAATTCGGTACGGGACATCGTAATCAATCAACTCCATATCAACCGCATGAAAGTAATTCTCTTTCCTGGTACACCACTCAAGGTTCCAAACATCATTGTGCTGCTTGCAGCCATCAAGATGATTTACAATCTCATAGCCGCATTCATTTGGTAAATAGGTCTCTGCCACACAGCGATGAACATGGACATTAAGCCTTTTCCCGTTGATCGAAATACATGCTTGCAGATACCCGCCGTCTCCATATCCGAAAGAATACACATGGCCTGTTTTGGCGTTCCTGAGTCTTCCCCATGTGGACACTTCAAACCGCCATCCATAATCTACGCCCTGGTAGACTGCCCCACGCCATTCCTCAATCGATCCGAAAGGAATCATACTCCCCGCTCCAAATATCCGTAGTGAAAAAGCCTGATTTGCTCTTTCTTCTTGAGTTCCTCATCCATGGGAACTCTCTTATCGCACCCAGCTCCAGCGGGGCAACCTCGTTTGTGTCCGGTTAAAAGACAGTAGTTACACGCTTGGCACAGGCCGATCCATCGCCAGTAGTGGCAACCATTGCACGGATGATTCTTGTCGGGCTTTTCAATCGTGAGCATTTTGATTCCCTCCATAAAGATTGATTAACTATTTCCTTTTATGATTTTCTGTGCGGCCACTTCATAGTGCCGCTTCCATACTGAATCCAGCAACCTCATTCTGTCTTCGTCACTGCCGGCCTGACGAAGCTCGTAGAGTAAACATCCAAGCGCTTCATCTGTCTTATCCGCAATTCTATATGCCTTGCTGATCTCTACAGCCATAGCTTCGCCAAACTCAGTTCTCAACGAACTTGGCAAAAAGGCTTCCTGCGTGGCCTGCTTAATATAGCCGGAAATAAGCTTATTCGCCATCCGATGCTTCACCATCCTTTGGTGTGAATCCATTGCAGTTCAACAGCCAAATCGGATCGAAATTAACAGGCCACATAAACCACCCATTTTCAAAACCATATCGATCAGCTTTGATGCCAAGCTTAATCATTTGCACCAGGTTTGTTTGCTCAAACATTGCAAACAAATTCGTATCATTGCCAGGATATCGGCAGCAGCTATGCGTATCGCCTGGAACATTACCCCTATACTTGCACTTATAGCATTTCGCTCTTTCCAATTAACCACCTCCCTGCCGCAGAGCGTCCAACGCCATCCCATACGCCTTTTGAAAGTCGCTACCCTCCCCATTCTTTCTAACCCACTCAATCGGCATTGAAAACGCAAGATACATTAGGTGGGAAATCAAGATCCGTTCCGCCTGCTCATTATACATGCCCTCATAATAGTACGGATCAAGCCGCCTACCACACACTGGGCAAAATTTGAACTGAAGCTCTTTTGGGAAACGCCAATGGCCTCCTGAAACCGAAATCGATGCGCCGGTTTCATCCACCTTGGCCGCAGCCAATTCAAAGTTGTACTTCCTGCAAAACTCACACATTAGATTAACTAACTCCTTTCTTATATACTAACCTCATTTAGCCAATTTGTCAAGAGATTTCGCATACGTTTGCTCGGAATATAGATATTTATTTCATATCCATCACGAATTGCGGATCTCCAAATCCACTGGATCATCTCGCTCAACGCATACTTATCCTCGTCCACAACACATCCATGTTCCTCAAAATATCGTTTCAAGAAAGGATTAAAGAAAATGTTCACGCAATAGGCCAGGTTCTTTTTCTCCCTGTACTCATTGGTTGCTCGGCAACTGCATGAAACAAAGCAATTTTTGAATCCATTTGGCGTAATCCTATCTTTCTGAGCCTTAAACGCAGTCCACATACTGTTCCCGCTCTTTCCAGCATAGTGGTGCCGCAAAACATTGTATAACCCATCACGCATTTTCGTACACGAAACTGGATTTCGGAAATGTCTCTCAGACCATGAGGAAGAAAAAGCGAACTTTTCGTCTCCGATGCTATTCAGCTTCTTGTTGTCAAAAATGTGTACTTTTTCTTTTAGACCTGGGATCTTGGTAAACTGATTCCCTGTTTCCGAAAAGTAAAAGCTGCCGTTACGCTGATCCACGCCGATGTATCGATACGAAAAGCCGTTAATGTCAAAATAATACTTCTGAAGCTGCGCTTCAAACAGATATGTCAGAACGATTACCTCATCAAAAGCCTGGAACACCTCAGGAGGAAACATCCAGAACAAGAATGTGTCGTTGTAGTAGAGCAGTGTGCCGGCCTTAGCTCTCAGCATAAGGTCTTGGAAAGTTGTGCCAACATAGTTATCGTTAAGCCATTTTACCCGGCAAGTCTCCTTATCGATTTCGATGTATCCATTCGCAAGGAGATCCATCACATCGCCCTTAGAGACATTGATCTCTTTCACGATTTCAAATACCTCGTCCATGATGAGCGTATAATGTCCCTCTTTGATCAGACGGATAGTATCTTCCGTATAGCTGGCGAAAAGAGCGTGTGTACTGGAGATGTTGAACCCTCGCTCCAAAAGGAAGTGCAGGTTGAGCAGTTTGCTTCTCGGTTTATCCTTTGGGGACTTGAAATTCTTTATTGGGCAGTTGTCGATAATTCTGTCGCACTCTTTTAGATACGGAGTAATGAAGATAAACTTCCCCTGAGAGTCATTCATGTAGTTAATAGCAGCACTGGTCTTCCCCGCTCCCATAATTGCGTCGCAGATTTTAATGTCCAATGGGTCGTCCTCCTTTGACTTTTAGACCTTACAGAGAGTTAATTATGTAAACTTTGCTGAAAACCACTCAGCAAAACGCCCCTAAAAAACAGTGGAAATAGCCGTTGATGAAGTAATTTTGAAAAGTGCTTCCCTTTTAGAGTGGGTGGGGGATACATGTATTGTTTTTCTATTGTCGAATAGAAAAATACCTCTCTACTCATGTTCTCATAAAACCATGGTCTTCAAATCCTTTGTCTGAAATAACATGAATACACATGTTTCGATACAGAGCCTTGTCTTCCTCATCCGTGATCCCCAAGTATCTGAGGGTGACTTCCGGCGAACTGTGTCCGAAAGCTCTCTGAAGCATCGAAATGTCGAGGTTCGCCTTATCAGAGTTGTACTTGTACTGGTGCCAGCCCCATGTCTTACGGCAAGTGTGGGTTCCAACATTCTGTTTCACTCCACATGCCTTTGCCGCATCTTTCAGAACCTTACGAAAAGTCCCGACTTGAATAGAACCTCCCTCTCTGCTGGGAAACAGGTAGCCATTACAATGTAAATAGCTCCCCCTCTCTGGGAAACACCACTCCAACGCATCCTTACAAGCTTGGTTAAGGAACACCGTTCTAAACTTTCCCGTCTTGCTCTGTAGGATTTCGATGCCGTCAGAGGTGTCCTCCATATCATCATTCATCCTTACAGATCCATCAGGGCAGAAAACCTGGTTCATCTTTAAGGACAGAAGCTCATTGGCTCGGAGTCCCAGGTTGATACCAAGTGTAAAGGCAAGCACATACTTCCGATCCTTATGCTCAAGAAGCCAATTCGCCATAGCAATGATTTCCTCATGCTTCTTGATAGGGTATACGGTCTGCCGTTCGTTCTTCTTGTAATTGTGAGGTCTCTGCTGCTTGAAGAACTGTTCCAGGCCAGGGTGAAGTGCTACCGTAACAATTGCATTCTCGGTGTACTGTTCCATAGTGATACCTCCATAAAAGATAATTTAACTATATTCTTACTAATGGAAATTACCGTTGCTGTACGGGCAAAAGTTACGGTATCTCCTTGTTTATAATTATAGCAGAGCGGGGTGTCTTTGTCAATGAAATCTGGTGAAAAAGTTGATTATTTGCTTCCTTATAAGGCAAGGGTGAAAATATAACACGATGTTCAACGCAGATTTCCTTGCCAAATCCACCCGTTAGGAGATGTTGAAAGAAATCTTGATTCCAAAGAAATAGGCGATGATCAACCTATTGAGTCGAACCCGTTCTCGAATAATCTTTAAGGCAAAGAATAGTACGATGAACAAGGTGGTGATGTAAGGAATTTGTTTGGGTGAAAGATTTAGAGGTGTGGAGAATGGGGTACAAGGCGGATTTTTCGCCGTGGCGGTGGCGCTCAAAATGTAAAGTATCCCCCTTGCCTTGCCTCCCCTGGGATAGCGTGGGTGGCGTTGGTCAAGGGCAGTTCTGCATACTCCACAAAAGCGGAATTGATTCCCCTATTCTCTGGCGCTCTCCTGGGCTGTCCTCTGTCCGTGTATGCTGGGACTGCTGGCAGTATGGCCGGAGCGCCTGGGCGCTGGCTCTGTCGGGGGTGCAGGCTGGGCGGCGCTCTTTTACTGTCATTTTCTGGCCGTTCCTCTTTTTCCCTTCTCTCCCGTCTCTCTGTCCTCTCCCTTCCATCTCCTGGGCGGCGCTGGCTCTGCTGTCTGGCTGGCTGGGGGATTGCATCGGCTGGGGCGGCTGGGTGTCCCTCTGTTCTCCTGCTGGCCTTGGTTGCTGTGCTGGCTTCCTTGGGTGCAGGTGCTGGCCGCTGTCCTCTCCCTGTCTTGCGTCCTCTCCCTCTCCCGGGTGTTGTCTCTGGGCTTTGGTGCTGCTGTCTCCCTCTGCCCTCTCTCCTGGGTGCTGGCGTTCCTCTGCTGTCCTCTGGTGCTGGCCTGCTATGCGCTGGGGCTGGGTGTTGGCCTTGGGTGGGGTAGGTGCTGGGCTGTCCAGGCCGTGGCGGTGGTGGTTGGCCGGGGCTGGCGTGTGTCGATCTGGCAGGCTTTCGGTTCGTCATGTTGCACAAATAAAGCCTTGCAGGTTTGGCTATTATTCAAGCGAAAAGCGATAAATTTTGAGCGGTTTTTTCTTGACGTCGCCCATAAAGTGCGGTATAATGATACCAGAGTTAAGGAGATAGTTAATCCACTTCAGCTCACCGCCTCCCCTTTGCCGGGCGGCGGATGGACGGAAGAAAGGAACCAGCTAATCAATCTGAAAGGAGATCGGCAAAATGAAACTGAAAGACCTCATCCCCCTGAAAAGCAAAATCACGGTGTATGTCCCCGCGACGGTGGACATCAACAAGGAGATCGACAATACAGCGCAGGTTGAGCGCGTGGCGCGTCTGCTGTCTGAGTGTTTCGGCGGTGCTACTTCCTCCCCCGCTCGTGGGTATTGGGTGGCTCAGGACGGCGCTCTGGTGGCTGAGAAAACGACGATGGTTTTCGCCTATTGTGATACGGCAGCGGCTGAAAAGTACATCGACGATGTTGTTACCCTCTGCAACGAGCTAAAGCACGAGATGGGTCAAGAGGCCGTGGCGCTTGAGTACAACGGCAGCATGTACTTCATCTAAGGAATTAGTTAATCAATCACGGCGGGCGGGGCGCTGTCCCCGCTCCGCCTGGGGCTTAAAGAAAGGGGCTTGTATATGAGAGCGACGCGGAAACAGATTGCAGAGGCGAACCGGATAGCCTCCCGCTTTGGTGGATGGCGTGAACCGGAAGAAATCCGCGCAATGTATGAGGCGCTGGAGGCCGTAGGGATTACAACGGGAGTTATCACGAACCGGCGGGACTTCCCAAACCTGGGATGCTGGCAAGGCTCCTGCGAATGGTACATAAACGGCGAGGAAGTCGAAAACAGCCGCTTTATTTACAGCGTGTACGAGGGGAACCCGAACATCACCAAAAACGATTATAACATCTATTTCAGCTGATGCCCACCTGATGAGAGCTTGACGGGAACAAGCCGAAACCCCTGCGGGGGTCGTGGGAACCCAAAAGAAAGGACAAACAGCGGCGCAAACCGCCTGATGATTTGAAAGGAGCTTAAACCGTGAACAAAGATATTTTCGATATCATTGAATCGGCGTTGGCAAAAGCTGGTTATAAAATCGTCGATGGAGATGCAAACAGCGTGATTATCCGCGACTTTGCAGATGGTAAGGACTATGAAATCAAGATAAACGAAGTGGCGCTTTGATGGCGTGTAAACAGAAAGGAGCTTTTACCATGAAATACAACCTTCACGACGTTATGAGCAAGGCATGGGAAATTTACCACGCCAACAAGCAGCCGGACGGCCTGCGCCCTGTGTTCTCCATCTGCCTTGAAATGGCGTGGGAACATGTCAAGAACGCTAATGTGCTGAACCAGTGGCAGGCGATGAGCGAGAAAGAGCAGATCAACATGCTGACGGCTT